ATTAGACATATGTTTCTTTTTCGAAGTTTTTAACAGTGTGTTTTCCATAACTAATAGTCTTTTATATAAAAAACCTTGTCTTTAAATCATTATTTGGATTTAACTTTTTCTAAATATTCATCCATATTTTTTTTAATGGTTTCATTAACCGATAGTTTCTGATATATTTCAGATTGTTCTTTTGAGTTTCTTAACTTTCGATTTTTTATATATTTAAACCATACACCCATTTTTGTATCATCGCTAAATTTCGTTTCTCCACATTGAGAAGGAATACCATTTTTTTCTACTTGTTCTATAAATTCACTGATCTTGTCATCTTCAGATAATTTATCTTCAGATAATTTTTCTAAAGATAATTTTTCTAAATATTCATCCATACTTTTTTTAATGGTTTCATTAACCGATAGTTTCTGATATATTTCAGATTGTTCTTTTGAGTTTCTTAACTTTCGATTTTTTATATCGTTAAACCATACACCCATTTTTGTATCATCGCTAAATTTCGTTTCTCCACGTTGAGAAGGAATACCATTTTTTTCTACATGTTCTATAAATTCAATGATTTTGTCATCTTCAGATAATTTATCTTCAGATAATTTTTCTAAAGATAATTTTTCTAAATATTCATCCATATTTTTTTTAATGGTTTCATTAACCGATAGTTTCTGATATATTTCAGATCTTTCTCTTAAGTTTCTTAACTTTCGGGTTTTAATATCGTTAAACCATCTACCCATTTTTGTACCATCGCTAAATTTCGTTTCTCCACCTTGAGAAGGAATACCATTTTTTTCTACTTGTTCTATAAATTCACTGATCTTGTCATCTTCATTTAAACGTCCAATCATATTTCCTAAACTATCAAAAATCAATTCACTCATATGAATTACTGGATTTTTTAAATTTTCCACTTCGTCTTCCTCTAAATTTTCTTCTTTATACGAACCATCAATCCCTATTTTTATTCTAGAACTTTTACTGTTTTTTTTGATGGATTTTTTTAATTTTGGATCCATATCAGCTAAATTTTTAACTAAATTAGAGCAATCATCATAATACTCGCCATCATCTGATAAATCGTCAGCAACCATTGGAATAACAATATTAAAAAATGGTTTATCTATATGAATTCTATTACCTCTGTTTACAATTTGTTTAACATTTATAGAACTAAACCTCATATCTCCAAAAATTACACTTCTACAATTATCTATACTCGTACCTTCGTTCCAGCATCCAACTAGACAAACAACATCAATCTCATTATTTTCTATTCTCTCTATGATTTTCTTTTGTTTTTCTATTCCCGTATTAGCAATAACATAATCAGCTTTAACTTCTTTATTACTTAATTTCTCAACGAACATTATGGCTTTCTTAGTAGAATTAACATATAAGAAAGCAGGAAACCATTCATGTCTTCTAGAAATCAAATCAATTAAGCAATCATCTTTATCTCCTTTCGTAAAAAACTCAAAAACCACTTTGTAATCAGTAATATAACCTGTATCAACAGCCTCTCTAAATGACATACAATAGTCTAAGTTATCTTGATTCTTAAAAGTCGCACTCAACTGAATTTCTTTCTCACAATCGACTTTATCAATAAATTGTCTATACTTAGAATCTTCATCTTCTAAATGATGTGCTTCGTCAATAAATTTATACTTAAATTTATTAGATTCTAAGTATTTAGAACTAGGATTAATGCAAATAATAACATTTGATGTTTCATTGACTTTTTTATTACCATTTCCAATGATTTGATATTTAACTTCTAGTTTATCTAATATTCTGCTATGTTGTTCAGCTAGTTGAATCCATGGAACAAATATAACAAATTTTTCTTCTTTATTTTCCAATATAATATAAAACATAAGATAACTTTTACCAACACCAGGAGGTAATTCAAATTTAAATATTTTTTTTTCTTTTGTTTTTATAATATTGTCACACTTTAAAATAAAATCTCTAGTTTCTATTTGTATTTGACTTTTTGTAGATTTTACAGAAGTATTTTCCTCTAAAATAAATTTATCTAAAAATGGTTTATATTGTTTTAGTAAATCTTCAAAAGACTTACGCTTTACAGGAATGTTGGATTTCTTAATGCATGAATCTAGCATTGGATCAATTTTAGCTTCAGGCGTTGTTAAAATATAAGAATTCTCTTTACGAATATTTAAATGATCAGAGTATTGAAGAAATGTAGAACCAGACTTAAAAGTAATAGTTGATGTCTTTCCATAAAGTTTCACTTGACCTGTTCTAGTATTATCTAGATCTATAATATCAATTCCATAATCTCTCCTATGAGGAACATTGTAAGTTTCACAAAAACTAGGATGAATATCATCCCATAAAATCATACCTAAATCTAAAGCCCATAATATTTCAAAAATTTTATGGAGCGGTTCTTTTAAAGGATTTTTTTTCCATGTTATCAATCTAGAAAAATAATAATTTTTGTACTTTTCAATCTCCATTTAATCTATAATAACTAAATAAATAAATATAACAAAATAATCAATTTTTTTAATTGTTTATTTTTATACTTACAATGATCAGTATATGTTTCAAAAACTTTATCCGTTATCGTAATGAAATAATTTGTAATGAATTATTTAAAAAAAATATAGAAAGATTAATAAAAAGATAAATGAGTGATATTTTAGAATTTTTACCTGTTTATTCAAACATAAAAAAAGAATCAAATGATGTTTTAAATACATACAATAACTTCTCCAAATCAATTTATAATAAAAAGGAATTTGTAGATGAAAAAATCATAAAAAATGAACCTCCTTCAAAAGATAAATTATCTAAATCTCAAAAGTTTATAAAAAATTTTTTATCTTCTTATACTCCATACGATCAAATTCTTTTATTTCATGAAATGGGTGTTGGAAAAAGTAGAGCATCAATAGGAACAATTGAAAATATAAAAAAGGAAAAATATTCTTTTGATGGTGCTATAATTATCGCTAAAGGAACAAATTTATTAGATAATTACAAAAATGAAATTACTGAATATACAGATGACTATTTTCCTCCAAATTATAATTTATTACCTGAAAAATTAAAGAAAAGACGATTAAATGCATCATTAAGAAAATTCTATGATTTCAGAACATTTGAAACATTTTCAAACGAACTTGCTGGATTTAATGATGAAAAAATTAAACAAGATTTTTCAAACAAGATAATCGTTATTGATGAAGTTCATAATATTACAGAGGACTTATCAAAAAACACAAGTAACATTTGGTATTATGATGAAAAAGACGAACATTGGATTAATCCTTTATCTAATGAAAAAAGTAAGGAAAAACCAAAAAATATAAATAAAAAATGGCAAGTATTATTTGATAAAGATAATAGAATAACTTATAAAAATACAAAAAGTCTTAATCCCGTTCAATATATTCATCCTTATAATGTAAATATTTATAAAGAAATTCATAGATTATTACATTTAGTGAAAAATTGTAAGGTAATTTTAATGTCAGGAACACCAATGAATGATAGTTTTCAAGAAATAGCCAGTTTAATGAATCTTATTTTACCTTTAAAAGAACAGTTACCAGTCAAAAAAGACTTTATCAAATTATTTTTTGATAAATCTGGAGACTTTTATAACATAAAGAAAGATAAAATAAAGGATTTAAAGGAAAAATTCAAAGGAAGAGTTTCGTATTTGAAAGCTGTAACTTCTGAAATTCAAAAAACTTTTGAGGGAGAAAAAGTTCAAAATTTAAAATATTTCACAACATTTCCTTTAATAATGAAAGATAAACAAACTGAAATATATAAAGAAGTAATAGTAAAAGATTCTAAAAAATTTATAAATGTAAATATTGAAGATTTATCTACTGAAATAGACGATGATGATCTAGAATTTGAATCTTCCTTTAATGATGATACATCTCGATTAGATGAAAGTAGTGATGATAACAATGATGATAACAATGATGATGACGACGAAGATGATGATGACGACGAAGATGATGATGACGAAGATGATGATGACGAAGATGATGATGATGACGATGATGACAATGATGATGATAAAGATGAAATCATAATTGATGAAGAAAGACAATTAGCTAATGTTGAGAATGTTTCTTATTTTTTTAACAGAGAAGATAAAAATATCGATTTGAAACAACTAAAATTTACAAAAAGAAGTATTTACGAAATTACTCCTTGGAAAGAAGCAAATGTTGTTTCAAGAAATATAAAAAAGTATTTTAATTATGATAATATTACGATAACAGATGCTACAGCCAGTATTGGAGGTAACTCAATTAGTTTTTTAAATAATGGTTTTACAGTTAATTCAGTTGAAATTGATCCAAATACATGTTCTTTTTTAAAAAACAATATATCTACATTCAAATATGATACAAACAAAGTAATTTGCGGTGATTACACAGAAATTTTTAGAGATTTATTACAAGATGTTGTATTCTTTGATCCACCATGGGGTGGAAAAGAATATAACAATTATAGCATTATAGATATGTTTTTGAGTGATATAAATATAATAGATTTAATTAAAACTATATTAGATGAAAGGCGAGCTAAATTAGTTGTTTTGAAATCACCTGTTAATTTTGATGAAAATAGTTTAATTAATAAATTAAATGATTATTTTATTGATAAGAAACTTATAATGAGAAAATCAAAAGTGTCATATGTTGTTTATTATATTTCAATCAAAGATGTAGATATTGAAATGGCTGAAATATATAAGGAAGAAAGAATCATTTCTTATATTGAAAACAACTCAATAAAATATGGTATTATATCAAATCATGATTTACCATTCGATAATCTAAAACCAGAATTTATATATGTATTACCAATTATTGTTAATGAAAAAGCAAATTCATTTGAAGATATGTTTAAATTAGGTGATATTCATCGAGAATTGTTACCAAAGGATATTTTTATGTTTGAAGAAAATATAAAAACATTTGAGCAGTTGTATAATAAAATATTATCAGATAAAGAAGAAATTCAAACATTAACACCACAACAGATAGGAAAAAGAAAAAGATTCAAAAAAGCTTTATCTGAAAAAGGTGATAAATTAAAAAAGAAATTATTTTTAGATGGTGCTAAAAAAGAAGAAAATTCAACTTTTTATTATAATTCAAGACATGTATCTTTGTTTGTATTTCCTGATGGAAGTTATGGAAAAACTGGTTTTAATAAATATGTCACAGTATCAAAAGATGGAAATTATAAATTGACAAACGAATTAAAGAATTCTATAGCTCCTATGAATGCTGATACTGAAACAAAACTAAAAAATTTAGAAAATATGTCTGTAAAATTTGCTTATATTATAAGAAAACTTTTGAATGCATACGATAATAAAAAATCATCTTTTGTTTATTGTAATTCTGTTACGGGAGGTGGAATCATATTATTTTCATTAATTTTAGGACTTTTTGGATTTTCAAAATCAGTTGGTCATGAAAGAACAAAAGGTAAAAGATTTGGATTATTTCTATCAGGTAAAACAGATTTCAATGAATTAAAAAATATGTTTAATGAACCTAAAAATAAATATGGAGAATATATTAGTGTCATTATTGGATCACAAGCAATTTCACAAGGTTTATCTTTTAAAAATATTAGAGAAGAACATATTATAACTCCTCATTTTAATTATTCAGAAATAGAACAAGCTATAGCAAGAGGATTTCGTTATGGTTCTCATCGTACTCTTTTGATAGAATGTAAAAAGAAATTAAATAAAAAAGGTTATGAATATGATTTAGACGCATTAGATGATTTTAATCAATTGAAAGAAGATTGTGTAAAGGAAAATATTGAATATCCTGATTTGAAAGTTTATCAGTATGTCGCTTTACCTAATGATTCAAAAATTACATCTGTTGATGTCAAATTTTATAAGATATCTGAAATTAAAGATGTTAATATTAAAAAAGTTGAACGTATTATGAAAGAATCTGCTGTAGATTGTTATTTGAATAAAGATAGAAATTTACTTGAAAACTATGAAAAAATGAGAGAATGTGAATATTTAGAATGTCAATATCAATGTGATGATATTTCAGAATCATACGTTCCAACTCTTGATATATCAACACATTTTGCTTATTATTTTCGTGAATCAGATGATTATAAAATTATTAAAGATAATATTGCAAGTCTTTTTCGAATCTATTTTAAAATAGATTTTAAAGTATTAAAGACATTTTTTCCTGAAATAAAACATAGTTATTTAGTTCAAGTTTTATATGATATGATTTCAAAAAAAGAAATTGTATTTAATAAATACAATATACCATGTTATATTAGAGAATCAAATAATTTATTTTACCTAACTGATGATTTTGCTAACGATAATGCTCTAGATGTATTCTATAATCAATATCCAAATGTTATTTCAAACAATTCTTTTGAAAATACTTACAAGGAAATTGTTGCTAAAAACATTCCTAATATTATCAAGGATATTTTCAAACTTGATGTAAATAAGAGAAATTTTCCTGAAAACATTTTAGGATTGATTAATAAACTTGATGAAGAAACTCAAGAAACTTTATTAGAATATTGTATCATAGCAAAAGAATCTAAAATAAATGATGATTCTTCTGAAATAAGAGATTATATTCTAAATAAAATTTTTAACTCAAAGTTTAAATTATTTGATAATATTTATATTTCATGGTTGTTATTTGATGATAAAATTAATAATTATGATTCTCTTAGATGTCTAAGAAATAATTCCGATGAATGGGAACAATGTAATGAAGATGAAGTAAAACTTTTTCTTGAAAAAGATGTTTCAAGAGATGTTGAATATATTAAAAATAATCCTTACGGATATTATGGAATATTTGAAAAAAACAAAAAGACTAATGAAATAAATTTTAAACTCGTTAAAATTTTAGAACAAAAAACAACAAAAAAAAATATTATTCCTACTGGAAAAGTTTGTAGTTCGTATGAAATGTTTGAATTAATTGATCTTTTAATGAAATTAGAAGTTGATCCATCAACATTAAAAGAAGAAGAAAGAAAAAGATGGGAGTTACTGAATAAACAAAACATTAATGATTTAAAGAATGGAAAATGGAAAAAAGCTTTGAAAACTAAGATTGATGAAATCAATCATGATTTAAATAAAATAAAAAATTATATTTTCTGGTATGATTTTGACAGAAAAGTAATTTGTAAAGTGATAAGCGAATCAATGAACGAAAAAGGAATTATTTTAAGTTGAATAAAAAAAATTGAGTAGTTTTATAAACTTTGAGATTATAAAACTTTAATTTTTACTTTATTAATAATAAAAAATGTATACTGATTGGAAAGAACAATTAGATAAAAATGGATATATATTGATTGAAAATATTATTGATACTGAAATAGTAAATAAAACAAAAGAAGGTATATTAAAAGATAAATTAAAAGTTGATATGATGGAATATGCTAATTTTATGATAAAAAAAGTTTGTGAAACATTGAATACAGAAATAGATTTTTTAAAAATAAGAGTAAGTAATAATAATAATTCTGTTGATGCTGGTGGATTTCATAGAGATGTAATATGTTTAAAAGAATGGTATCCTGTTATGACATGTCTTACTTACTTTGATGATACAGTAATGGAAGTTATTGAAGGTAGTCATAAAATAAATAAATTGAATTTTTTTGAAGCAAATAATATATTAAATAATCATGTCAAACAAATTAATATAAAAGCAGGTAATATATTACTTTTCTATTCTACATTATTACATAGAGGTATTTTTACAAATAATTCTCCTAATAGAAGAGTTATTCAAGTATTTGATTGTTTTGAAAAACATAATGATCACACTGATAAAATTGCATCAATACTTGGAACTGAAAAAACAAATAATTTGATTATCCTTTTACACAAATTTAATTTATCATCATCTATATTCAATTTATTTGCTTATTATAACTTTATATCTGGAACTTCTAAATTTGAAGATGAAGCTTTTGCTGATAAAATTGGTTATTGTATGCTTTCTTCTGAAGGTCAAGTTAAAAGATGGGATTATGTTCCTTTTACAGGTGAAGAACAACCAATAAATTTGTATGTTATTAATCCAAATAAAAAACATTTTGGAGACAATATTTTGACAGAACATAGAAACGAATGGTATTATAAGTATTATTTACGTCAAATAATAATTTATATTATTTACTCTCTTTTATTTATAATATTTATTATTTCAATGATAGTTTTAATTATTAAAAAATCACAATAGCATTATTTCTCAAATATTTTAAAAAAATCTGTAATAAACTGTGGTTCTTCACGGTTCTTCCATGCAAAAAGGTGATGTTTTTCAAAAATATAATAACTTTTATTGGATGTTTCTCTTTTCAAATAAAAATCAAAAAAATGATTTTATTCTTAATATTATTTTTAAAGAAATATAAAATGAATAAATGTAATCGAATAGATTGTACTTATGAAACAAAATACCAAAGTCATTTCAAATCACATCTTTGGGAAGTTCATAATATTGGAGATGGTGAGATTTTTAATTGTACTCAAATAAATTGTATATATGAAACTAAAAGGAAATATCAAATAAAACGACATCTTTGGGAAGTTCATAATATTGGTGACGGTAAAACTTTTAAATGTAATATCAAAGATTGTATTTTCATATCTAGAAATAAAAACACATATATATTTCATTTAAAAGAGATTCACAATATAGGTGAAATTAAAACATATGAATGCACTGAAAATTGTAATTATAAATCAAAAAGAAAAACATATATTAAAAAACATCTCTGGGTAGTACATAATATAGGAAAAGGTGATATTTTTTATTGTACTGAAAATAATTGTAAGTTTAAAACTAAATTAAAAGGAGATTTAAATAGACATAATTGGAATATTCATAATATTGGGAAAGGAAATGTTTTCAAATGTAATGAAATAGGTTGTTCTTATGAAACAAAAAGAAATGATGGATTAAAAAGTCATCTTTTGTTAATTCATAATATTGGGAAAGGTGATCTTTTTAAATGTGATGAAAAAGATTGTAATTATGAAACAAAAAATAAAAGTAGTTTAAAAAAACATATATGGTGTGTACATAATATTGGAAAAGGAAATGTTTTCGAATGTAATGAAATAGGTTGTACTTATGAAACAAAAAGAAATGATAGTTTAAAAACACATCTTTGGTTGATTCATAATATAGGGAAAGGTGATATTTTTAAATGTTATGAAAAAGATTGTGTTTATGAAACAAAAAATAAAGGTAATTTAAAAAGTCATCTTTCTTATTTACATGATATTGGAGATAAACAATGTGAATATTGTTACTCAAATGTAAATGTTTTAACATCTTTTACTGATCCCAAAACAAAAAAGAAAAATGATATATGTAGAAAGTGTTATAAAACCAACGCTGGTTATTTTTCTAGAATTGAAAAAGAAACTGTTGAATTTCTCAAAAAAGATGATAAAATATCTCCTTATATTGTGTTAGAAGATAAAATAGTAAAAGGTAATAAATGTAATACCAAAAGAAGACCTGATTTATTACTTGCATCATCATCAGAACATCATATAATTACAGAAATAGATGAAAATCAACATGAAGGATACGATAAAAGATGTGAAGAAGGGCGTTTGAATGAAATTTTAGATGAAATACCAGATGGATGTGTTTCAATTATAAGATGGAATCCAGATAAGTATGAAACAATAGAAAAAAGGAAAACAAAAAAAGAAAGAATGGAAATACTTTCAAATTTGATTAAGAAAGTAAGTGAAAGATCGTTAGATGATAGTGAATCAATTAAAGTATATTATTGTTTTTATGATAAACATAACGAATTAATAACAAAAAATTTTAAAACAGAATTTATTTATAGTTTAAATGATATAGAAAAAATACACTAAATAATTATTCAAAATAACTTCTAAATTCTTTTACAAAGTCAGGTTCGTCCCGTTTCTTCCAAGAAAAAAGGTGATTTTTTTCAAATATATAATAACTTCTATATGCTTCTACTGGGTCTTTTTCTTTGAATGATGGGGGCATAGCCATAGCGAATGGAGTCAACCCAATATCTGGTATATCGGGTAAATTTTTTTCAAGCTCCTCAGTTACTTCTTGTCCTTTGTGTATTTTTCCATATCTATATGTATATTCTTTACATAACTCCTTATTTAATTCTATAAGATATTTGTAATTTGATAATGACTCACGAACCCACTTACTACAAGGATGGTTTTTATGACATAACTTATATCTAGGAATATATGAATATTCCGGATTTTCTTGTTTACAAACATGATGTACAGAACAAAGCATTTGATTGTGTTCTGTAATCATTTTTATAACATGTTTATCAATATACATGACAACATTTTTTTTGGGGTCAATGTGTAAAATGAAAATGTTCATTTTAAACTGTTTAGGTGATTTTTATAGTAATTTTATTATAAAAAATCAATTTTTTATAAGTATGAATTTTTCTTTTCTTTGAAACTATAAAAATATGAATACACGAGGAATTATTCCAATAACATGTGGAGGTCTAGGAAACCAAATTTTTATTGTAATGGCTGGATATATTGGTTCTTTACATAATAATTGCCCTTTATATCTAATAGATAATGATGAAAGTAATAACTGTCACAGTAAAAAAAATTATAAGCATACTCTTTTTAAAAATATTGGTATTCACATAAATGAAAACTCAAAAACTATTAGAAATAATCATAACTTTTCAAATTATTGTAATCATCATCTTAATTTCTTTCAAAATTTAGAACCATGGAATATTGATTCGATTAAACCTGGAATGTTTTTAGAATCATTTTATCAATACTATGAACCATTTTCTCCATTTGAAAAAGAAATCAGAAATGTCATTTTAAACGGTCTTGAATCTTATAGAAAAGAATTATCCTATAAATATAATTTTGAAAATTGTGGTTTCATTCATATTCGAAGAGGTGATTTTTTACAACATTCACATACATTTTATATTCAACCAATTTCTTATTACGAATATTGTATTAATGATGCCAAGATTAAGAAACCAAATGTAACTAAGTTTTATATAATTACTGACGATAATGATTGGGTTTTAAAAGAACCTTTTTTTAAAAAAGATTGTTTTCAATTAATTACTGACTGTGATGATGAAGAAAAAGCATTAGCATTTATGTCTTTATGTACAGATTTAGCTATATGTGCTAATTCTACTTTTAGTTGGTGGGGAGCATTTTTAGGAGCTTATGAATTAAGAAATCCTGTATATGCTCCAAAACAATGGATCTTTTCACATACTAAATGCCAAATATTTCCATCCGAATGGAATTTAATTTGATATTCTTCATGATATAAAATCCAATAACTCTTTTGTTTTATTCTCCCAAATATGAGATAGAGCCCATTCACGTGCTTTTATTTTTTTCGATAATTTTAATTCTGGAGAACTTTCTATCTCTTTTATTTTATCGACAAAAAGATTATAAGAATAATCTGAAATCATATTTTTATTAACACCATATTGACTTAATCCATCGTATCCTTTACATACAGGAGGCTCAATCAGGTATATATTATCTTCATATAATGTTTTAAAACAAGCTACATCCCATGTTATAACAGAAACACCACAAGCAAGAGCTTCTAGCACTACACATGCAAATGTATCATGGTGAACAGAAGCATTAATATTATTCACTAAAGGATAAATAAAATAATCACATTTGTCCAATAATTTTTTGATTTCTTTTTTTGATAAAGATGAATATACATTAATATTTTTTGAAATATTTTTAGAAATTTTATCTTTATCTTTTGGTTCATAACTTGTTATATATAAGTTTATATTTTCATAAATATTTTCCAGATAATTAAATATTTTTAAACATATTTCACCTCCTCTTTCATACGAAGCAAAAAAAACATAATTTCCTTTTTTACTTTCATAATCAAGAATGTTATTTGTAAAAATTTCATCATTTACAGCATTATAAATAGTTTTATATGGATAACCATACTCTGAATAATATGACTTTACGTATTCACTTACACCAACAATATAAAAATTCTTTTTCAAACTAAAAATAGACCTACAATCTGCAAATGACTGTATATAAATCAATATCTTTGTGTTCAAACTGAGTTTTTTACAAAAATTTAAAACAGTTGGTAACCAAGTATAAAAAGAAGGACAGAATACATCTATGTCTAGATGATTAAGTTTTTTTAATTCTGTATCTTTTACAATTATACAATTATGTCCAATCTTATTTAACCAATATGACATTTCGAGAATTTGAGCATCAGTTCCTGAAAATCCACAATTATTTATGTAATTGTCATAAGTATATTCAAGTTTTCTATTGATACATGCTTCTACGACAAAAACAAATTTCATTTTTTATTGTATTAACAACATCTTTAAATATTTAATTTTTTTTCAGGAAAAACTGATTTTTTTTTGATTTTTTCTTTATATTTACAACATTTGATTAAACTTGAAAAATGATTTCTAATATTCGTGATAATTCCTGGTATGATATGTGCTGTGAAGATGATCCTAACTTTGATAATGAATCTTGGGAAAATGAAGAATGTGATGATGAAAGATCTTACGTTCAAGGCATTCGTCAAAATTCTTGTCCTTTAAACATTACAAGAATTAATGACTATATGATAAGTGAAATTATTAAAAAAAATGAATTAGAACTAGAAAAAGAACAAATTGAAAAAGAGAATGAACTCTATCAAAATAATGTTGTTTCCAAACTTTCCTGGTTTAACAAATCTCCAACAAAAAGAAAATTTGAAAACACTATTCATAACAGCATTATGGATACTGATGACTATCCTTGTCTTGGTTTAAATCCTAAAAAAAAGAAAATCGAAACAATTATCGAAAAAGAACCTACACCTATCGTAAATGAAGAATGGATAGAGATAAAGAAAAAAGAAAAGAAAGTTGTAGATGTTTCAAAGAATATTTACACATGCACTAAATTGTGTTCTTCTATTGATTCGGGAAAAAAATGTAACAACAAAATCTGTTCTTACGCTCATTCAATTGACGAACTTAGAATTAACGATTGTAAATTCCAGAATTGTAACATGGTTTTCAGTGAAGATGGTTATTTCTTCAACACTAATAAGAACAAGATTTGTAATAATATTCATTCTAATGAATCGAAAACTAACTATTTAGAAAGAGTTTCTTTTCAAAAGAATGATGAAAAACAACCATTTAAAAAGATTGAAAAAACTCAACTTTGTAAATTATTTAAAGAAAAAAAATGTTCACATGGAAATAACTGTCGTTTTGCTCATTCTTTTGCTGAATTGACAGTAAATGATTGTAGTTATGGAGATAAATGTAAAGGAATACAACTACAGAATGGAATTTATGTCAATATGTCAACTACAAGAGTCTGTAGTTACAAACATCCATATGAAACTAAAGAAAATTATAAAAATAGGGTATTTAATTAAGAAATTAAGAAGTAAAATATAAAGTAACAAATTAAATTCTATAATCATTTGATTATAGAAATTATATATATAAAAACATTAAGTTTTTAATAAAACTATGTCAAATAATATTTTAGAACTCGTTATGATTGTAAAAAATTCAGGTAACATTCTTCGTGATTGTCTTCAAATTAATAAACATATTATAGACTACTGGACTATATGTGATACTGGTAGCACCGATAATACTAAAGAAATTATTATTAATGAACTCAAAGATATTCCTGGAAAATTACATTCTATTAAATTTAATAATTTTTCTGATGCCAGAAACAAATCTCTCGATTTATCTTCAAAAACATGCAAATATACTATTGTTTTAGATGATAGTTATGTCATAAAAGGAGGGTATGATCTTAAAAATTTACTTTCAAAATCAAATGAAAAATGCTTTTTGATAACTATAGGTCATTTATATAATGATATATTAATTGATTCTTATAAATCAATTAGAATATTTAAAAGTGATCTTCATTATCGATACAAATATAGAGTTCATGAAATTCTTGATATTAAAAAAGATAAATTTGATATTATAAATGAAGCATCAGATATTTTTATTGATGATATAGAAACTACAGAACATAAAAATAGAACACTTAGAAGATTCAAAAATGATATCGAACTACTTCTCCAAGATTCTAAAGATTATCCAAAAGACCCTAGAATTTTTTACTATCTTGGTAAAACTTACTATCAATTAGAAGATTATACTAATTCACTTTCATTTTTTAATTCTTTACATAAACTAAAAAATATTAATCAAGAATATAAATTTTCTGCTGAATATGAAATGGCTTGTATTAATTTTACTACGAAATCTTATGATATTGAACAATTCAAAAAACAATTAATCATCATTCAAAAAAAATATCCTGATAGAATTGAACCCGCTTATAAACTAGCTGTAATTTTAAAAGATGAAGGTAATTTACAACAAGCTGAAATTATTCTCGACCAACTTACAAAACAATCAAAACCTTCTAATGATTTCACAATGATGGAACCTGAAATTTTTGATTTTTTTATACCTTATCTTTATATTGAAATCAAATTGCAATTAGGAAAGGTTTATTCTATTGTTAATAAATTAAAAAGTATGCTTCAAACATTTCCTAATAATCAACCTTTATTAAATGTCAAATATGCTATTACAGATAGTATGAATATTTCATCTTTAAAATTAAGTAACAACAAAACTATTGTTTTACATACTGGAGGTCAACAAATGATTTTTAAAAATTGGAATCCAAGAGGTGATAAAAGAATCTCTGGTTCTGAATATATGGCTATCAATTTAGCAAAAGAATTTATTAAAAAAGGCTACAAAGTCATTATTATTGGGTCATTTGAAGATAAAAATACTGATTATCAAGGAATCATCGATGATATTGAATACATTGATTACAAATACTTTTCAAACTTTGCTCTGACTTATATAATTGATTATTTAATTGTTAGTAGATTTACTTCAAATTTACTTTATTATGATAATATTAAAAATGTTTATCTTTGGGTTCATGATGTTTTACCTGTAATGGATTCATCCAAATGTTTTCAAACACATAGAACAAAATTCAAAGGAATCATTTCTGTATCTAATTGGCAAAAACAAAATATCATCGAAAAACTTAACTTACCTTCTAACAAAATTTTTGTTTCCAGAAATGCTATTTATCCTCAAAGATTTTTGAATCAACATATTGAAAAACAACCATATAGATTTATATATACATCTGATCCTTCTCGTGGTCTATCAAAACTAATTGATATACTTCCTTTTATTAAGGCAAAATTTCCAGAAACAACACTTTATATATTTGCTCTTATTGAAAATATTGATGAAAGTACTTTACAAAAGATTGAAACTATGAAATCTTATGTATTTCTTCATTCAAGACTTTCACAACAAGAAATCGCTAATGAATTTATGAAATCTGATATTTGGTTTTATCCTACAGATTTCAAAGAAACATATTGTATTAGCGCTGTTGAGGCAATGTGCGCAAAATGCTTAGTATGCACTGTTGATTTAGGTGCTTTAACTGAAATAGTTATGGGAAAAGGAATTCTATGTAAATATCCTATAAATCAAGAAAAGATGTTAGACAAAATCTTTTTTGTATTGAATAGACCTAATTTAAAACGAAATTTCATCGAAAAAGCTTATGAATGGGCAATTCATCAAAGATATGACTATCTCGCTGATGATTGGGAGAAAAACTTTTTGAACTAATTTTAATTGAAAATTAATTAAAATTATCTATGATATCATTTTTGCTAAACATTTTCTAAAAGTTGTATTATCTTTATCAATATCAACTACATCCTGTGCATTTTTGATATGTAAATTATACATTTCAGAATCATGACTTCCATCTTCATTTGTCCAAATTTTTTCAGCTTTTTTTATTGATTGTTTTTTCAAATCTCCTAATAATAACAAAGTAGTAAGATGTTCTGCTTCAATATCTCTTCCTGTTTCTCCATTTTCTTTGTTATATCTAAAAACACTTCTACTTGGATCAGAACAAAAATAATTATAGTTTCCATCTTCATCTTTTTTTATTAGATGATGAAATGTAAATTCTGCAACTCCTTTTTGTCCATCAATTAGATGATCTGTTGATAAATATTGTTCGATCAAGTCCTTAACTTTTTCAGGCTTATTGAAAAGATTAAAAATATTATTAGTATTATTATTAAAACTAATTTTACTATTTTTAGTTTTTGGTTCTTTAGCCATTTCAATAACTATTTCTTGATTCTTTTGATATTCATGTCTATAAAATTCAATTTTTTCTTTTAAAAAATTATTTTCATTTTTTAAACTTTCAGTTTCAATTACTGAATTTTTATATAATGTTAACAACTCTTCATATTCAAATATTTTTTTCTCTTTACATGTTTTAAGATGAGTTTTCAAATTTCCTTTATTAAATTTTTTAGAACAGTAATTACATGATAACAATAATATTTCATTGTTTTGTATTTGTAAACATTTTTTATTGGTTTTTTTATGAAGATTTAAACTTTTCAAACTTTCTAAACTATTATTACAAAAATTACATATAAATTTTGAAGCCATTTTTATAAATTAAGAATATTTTTTTAAATTTGTTAAAAAAAATCAAAGAGCAAACTACATTGATTAACAAAGATTTAAGAAGTTTAAAAAATAATGATGAAGAATAAGATTTTTTAATAAACCAATCATTCTATTTTTACTACAACTTCATTTCATTCTTGAAAATATAATTTATAATATGTTTTTTTTCATATAAATATATAAAAAATATTAATTGAACCTTAATTTATGATTCAAACAAAAAATAATGGAAAATTGTGTGTGTGTTGAATATTCTTTGCTACTTTTTTTCAAAACATTTAAACATCAATCTTACTTTTTTGAAAATCAATTAAAAAATTTAGAATATGTTTTTTTTCATATGTGAAAAAAAAATCAAAGAACAAAAATTATTAAACATTCAAAAAATTCTTTTTACCTTTTTCGATATTTATTTTAATTTTTTTAAGTTTTGGAATTAAATTTAATAAAAAATTATCTTTTTCACTTCCCTTTGCTTTAAAATGAAATGGTGGATCAACAAAAATACAATTATTTGGTTGAGTTTTATAAACTTCATCATAATCATCTAATATAAATGTATTTGATTCAGAAAATTTTGGATCTTTATATAAATCCCACATAATGCTTAAATCTTTTGTTCCTTTTTTAAATTTTTTAGATAACGAACAATGATATGAAAAGAAAGTATAATCTAATTTACGGTTTGGATCGTTTCTACAAATTATATTTTCAATAATAAATAAAGCATAATCTTTACTTGCTGCAGTCCAAATACTTACATTGAAATTTTCAAAAATATAATCTAAAAATTTTTGTAAATGAGGACGAAAGAAAATTACATAATAATCATCGAAATTTTCATAATCAAACTTTAATGCTTTTTCTTTGTTTTTTAAAAAATCATAATATTCATCATCTTCGTCTTTATCTATATTTTCTTTTCCAAGATAAACAGCATCAATTAATGTTTGATCTATATCTAAAATTATATTAGGTTTTTGTGATGTTGAATTTGTATCTGAAATTTTTTTATTACTTTCCATTCTTTATTATATATAAATAATTTTTATATAATGCTTTTTTATAAAAATACATATTTAAAAGTTTTGAAACTATAGGAAAAACCATGAATTATGACTTGACTACAAAAATACTGTTATATAGTAAGTATTCTAATTATTCAAAGCAACTTTTGGATTTATTAACAACAAAAAATTTGATTCAACTTTTGAATATTACTTTACTTTGTATTGACAATGAAATTTATAGAAAACGTATTTTATTATCACCTTTAGAAATTTCAAATGTTCCTTGTTTACTTTTAATTCATAATGGTGTTAAAGTAGATAAATATGAATCATTTCAATTAATTGATTGGATTAATTATCAAGTTTCTCTATTACAAAAAAATGATGAGAACGAACAACAAATATTATTACAACAACAACAACAACAACAACAACAACAACAGCAACAAATGTTACAACAACAACAACAACAGCAAATGTTATTACAACAACAACAACAACAGCAAATGTTATTACAACAACAACAACAGCAAATGTTACAACAAAAAGAAATGTTAAAACAACAGAATACCACAAATGAATTAGAATCACTTGAAACTACAAATGAATTGAAAGCAAAACAAGAAATGAGCTATAATCAAATAAAAAATAAACCGAAAGAACAAATAATCCCAGGTGGTACACCTATAGATGATATTTTAAGTGATGAAGATGAAAAATTTGAAATTAACGGTGATGAAGAAAATACTTTAAATCCTTTAACAGAACAAGAAGTTGCAGAAATAATACCAAAATCAAAAAATAAAAAAAATTCGATATCTCACAATTATGACGAATATGAAACAAAAAATAAAAAACGAGAACAGAAAAAATTAGATCTTTTGAACGCAGCGACGATGATGATGAAAAGTAGAGAAGTTGAAGACAAACATATCAACAAAAATTTTCAATCCATGTAGAATTTTTTATTCATTTTAAAAATAATATAATACACAATAAAAATGAATAAATATAGTAAATTTTCATCCTTAAACGATTACAGAAATCTCACTGATATAACAAAAAACTATATCAAAGATGATCTATCTCTTATGCTTACTCCAAGTGATACAAATCCTGATACAGCAAAAAATGTTTATTTGAATTTTTTTCAACAAACTCAGTATGTTGGATCTAAAAATTACGACAATGAATACGTAAAAGAGTTTTTTACAACTAATGTAGTAAATTTTATATCTTCAAGATGTACTTTTTTATTGAATGGCGTTGATGAAAAAGGAAGAGATATTATTGTTCCAGATAAAAGAATTTTCGAAGTTATGAATACTGTATATTCTAGTTATAATTATCCTACTGGTTTTGATACAAGAATTTCAAAATCACAATACATAGAAAATATGATTGGTGAAACAATCACTAGAATTGTTTATGATGTTAAGAATACTTTAGAATATGAACAATGTACAAATAAATATACTATATGGAATACAACATATGGAGATTTTAATAAAGAAAAGCTAAGACAATATGCTCCAATTAAAATTTTGAAAAAAAGACCGAATTCTTTTGAATTTAATATGAAATATTGAAATTATGATTTTTTATTTTTTTTTAAATTGATTTTTTTTACAAAAAAAAATAATTTTCTATATAAATAAAAATGCGATTTCAAAACAAAAGTTCTAAAAGAAGAGCTGATGGCTACGTTCCTATGGCAAGTAGTCCTTTGGTTCCTGTAACACAAATTCGAGATAAACAAGGTCATCTATTTCAAGTTCAAGTAGATCAATCAGTTCCATGGCTTGGATTAAATCAAAAAATTATTAAAGATTTTAAAAAAATGGAGAATTTTTATGGCAAAGAGGGTACTGAGTCTTTAGATAGTCAAAGAAATAAATTGAAAAATTTAGTTTTATTAAGAGCTGCTGGTGTTTCTGATGATTATTTACAAGAATTTAGAGAAAAAAACGGTGTTCCAGAAACTAATAATAAAGTATGGAGACTTCTTTGTGATTTTTATCAAAGAGAATATTTATCTATGTATGGTCCTCTTCAAAGAAAAGGTGCTTTTAAATCGTGGATACAAAGTGTTCAATTCAGATATGCTACACATACTTATCCTGGTGTAAGTGACAAACACAAGAAACAAATTGTAGCTTATTATTTGAATAAATGTCATCAAAAATATACAAAAGGTGATGCTAATTACTATGATCCTGTTCTTGGTGAAGATAATAAAGAGGTAGAAATAGGTAGTTTTAATCCTAATGATGCTAATGCTTTTGATTTTCCTGATGATGTTGAAGATGATGAAGGTGGTGAAGGTGGTGAAGGTGGTGAAGGTGGTGAAGGTGATGTAGGTGAAGAAGATGGTAAAAGAAGACGTAGAAAACGTTCTAATAAATCTAAGAAACGTTCTGATGGAAAGAAATCTAAGAAATCTAAGAAACGTTCTAAGAAATCTAAGAAACGTTCTAAGAAATCTAAGAAGCATTCTGATGGAAAGAAACTAAGTGCTTCATTAAGATCTGATGGTAGAAAGCGTAGAACTAAGAAGCATTCTAAGAAGCATTCTAAGAAGCATTCTAAGAAGCATTCTGATGGAAAGAAACTAAGTGCTTCATTAAGATCTGATGGTAGAAAGCGTAGAACTAAGAAGCATTCTAAGCATTCTAAGAAGCACTCTAAGAAGCATTCTAAGAAGCATTCTAAGAAGCATTCTAAGAAGCATTCTGATGGTAGAAAACGTAGAACTAAGAAGCATTCTAAGAAGCATTCTGACGGAAGAAAGAGACGTAAGTCAAACAAGTCTAAGAAAAATTAAATTAAATTAAAATAAATTAAAATTTATATATAATTTTATATAAATTTAGAAGTTAATTTTTTCTTCAAACAATGTAGCAACTGGTTTGAATTTATTTCTAAGAAACATTGTATCATGTAATATATATTCATTTTTGTTGAATGTCTCACGAAATTCTAATATTGTTTTATCACCTCCATATTGTAACAAAAGTCTCCAATGTGCAGCCGGAATAATTTTCTTAATTTTTTGCTCTTTATCTTTTGATATACTTTTAATATATTCGTTGAATATTTTATTTAATAAAAAAGTTGATTGTTCATAGAGTGGATTATGTTTATTTTCATTAATAAATGCTTGACAGCAATTGAAAGAACAAAAGATACCATCAGTTTCATAGTATTCATTTTCATCAATAGTTATTCTTGATGAATTTGATTTGATTGGTATGAAAACAAAATTTTGTTGATAATTCAATAAATTTTTCTTATGATATGTTATATTTTCTTTTATTGAATACTTATCTTTGCTAATTTCAGAAAAATATGATTTTACACCTTTGTTTGATACATAACGTATTGGACAACCTATAGGTTCAGTATTAAATGAATGTCTATCCCAAAAACAGTTATATTTAAGAGTTTTTATGTCTTGTGATGTTGAAAAGTCAATCATTGATATGTTACATTGAAAAAGTCTTTTTGTTTCATCTAAAAAAGATATTGTTTCATTACTTATACCTGAATTAGTAATATCGTTCAATTCACTCAATTTAGTTGTATTTAGTGGTTGTTCATTATTAGTTAAATTAGAAACGATGGTGATACCATATTTTTGTTTTATTTTTTCAACATTAATATTATGAAGAACAAAAATATACTTCTTGCTCTTTCTTGGCTTCTTCGTAACGTTCATCATTGTTTTAATATTATAATGAGTGAATGTTTTTAAAATCATTTTTTTCATATATAATTAATTTTAAAAACTAAAAATAATACAAAAATAAAAATGGATATAAGTTTTTTAGAAAAACAAAATTTTGTAGAATTGAAAGAATTAATTGATGAATTATCTGAAGAATTTAATAATATGAATACAAAAAATAAAACCAAAAAAGAACTTGTTAATATGATTTATATTTTTTTTAAAGATTATGAAAAAACAGACAAGAAATTTAAAAAATCTCGAACAGAACATAAAGATACATCATCATCGATATCCTCATCTTCTAAAAAATATACAACATTGAATCAAATAGGTAATGTTGGAAAAGATGGAACTACTTACTTAGTAAAAGATAAAAAAAATAAAGAATATGCTATGAAAACTTTTAAAAAAAATAAATCAAAAAAAAACATTCTCCAAGAAGCACAATGTCAATTACAAGCATCTAAATTAAACATATGTCCTAAAATATACGATTTTAATGTTGATGAAAATTATATTGTTATGGATAAACTTGATTCACATCTTTATGAAATTATGAAAAAACAAAAAGGTGATTTAACAAAAATACAACAGGAAGATGTATATAATATTTTTAAAAAATTAGATGAAGCGAAAGTATTTCATGGTGATTCTAATATATTAAATTATATGTATAATAAAGATAACAAATTATACATCATTGATTTTGGAATGTCCAAAATTATTGATGATGGATTAAAGAAAAAACTTAAATCTGATAATCCTAATCAAAAACTTATGACATTAGGTTTTGTTTTGAAATTAAAGGAATTGAAATGTCCTCCTTCAGCTTATTCTTTTCTATTAACAAAAATATCAGACAGTGATAAAAAAAATTACGGTCTTGATTCTTCATTACATTGATTTTTGAAATGTTTAATTACACAATATTCAATTATTTTCTCAATGTCTAATAATCTGTATTCTTCATAAGTCATATATTTGTTTCTTGATACTAAAAAATTAAAAAACAATTTTCTATATAAAGTCACTTTAACATCATCATGTAAAAAATGAGTTGTCTTTAAACAATCACTTTTTGATAGTTCATCTGAAAATTCTGATATAATTTCTTCTGTTATATCTACTTTTTTTATAAGTGATGACTCTATTCTTGTCGTTGATGCTTGTGGTTGTGGTGTTTTTTCGATTGTATTCATCCATTCTAATACACAATCTTTTTTTTTATTTGAAAAAATCCATCCAGCACCTACTTTTAAATTAGGATTCCATTTCCCCCCCATTTCCATAAGAATATTTTTATGAATTTTAGTATCTCCGCATAAAACAAAAGATTTTTCAGTATAATCTATGATTTCCATTTTTTTGATTTATTTAATTTCATTCTTTTAAGTAAATTTTTTTCAAAAAAAATTGAATATAATAAAAATATAAAAATGATTTATTATTCATCAAAAAGAAAGTTATCAAAAAGTAAGTCATTAAAAAGAAAGTCATTAAAAAGAAAGTCATTAAAAAGAAAGTCATTGAAAAAGTCATTGAAAAGATCATTAAAAAGAAAGTCATTGAAAAGATCATTAAAAAGAAAGTCATTGAAAAAGTCATTGAAAAGAAAACCTAAAAGAAATTTGGAATTAGTAATTAAATTTTTACGTGCCATGCATGGAAAACAACATAATGATGGAGCTCGTGTTGAGATAGAAGATTGTCCTTGTGCTATATGTTACGATGATATTTCTAATATTCGATGTGCATGTGGTAGTTGTTTTTGCAGTGAATGTTTTAAAGAACACTTGAGAAAATTAGATTTAAATGAAATTGAACAAAATTTAGTAGATTTTTCTATAAAATGCCCCTCGCCAATATGTAATAGAATGATTAGTTTATACGAAGTTTCACAACATACTGATGGAGAAGAATTTGAAATTATTTTAAGAGAATGGTTTAGATTAAAAAAACATACTCTAGAGGCTGCGATTGTACGAGATCTACAAAATCAACCTGTTGATAATAACGAAGAAAACAGAATAATGAATGATTGGATAGAGAATTATTTGACTCCACAATGTCCTAATTGTCATTTAGCGTTTAATGAATTTAATGGATGTTTTGCTATTACTTGTGCCAGATGTAATGTATCTTTTTGTGGATGGTGTTTGGAATTTTTTTCACAAGATTCGCATGCTCATGTAGCAAATTGTCGAAAAAATTTTACAAATGCTCGTGGTGTTTTTGCACCTTTTGAAGTATTTCAAATAAATTTTGAATTAAGAATTTGTGAAAAGATAAATCATATAATTGCTTCTGAAGTAATTCCACGTAATACAATTATGAATGTATTAAATATGATGAGAAATGTTTTACAAATCAATAATATTGTCGTTGTTGATGGATTCCTTCAATTAACAGATGAAAGAAACGCAAGACGACTACAACTACAAGGACAAAATGAAGAACAATTAGAAGAAGAAAGACATCGTGAAGATGTATTTAACCTTAATCAAGAAAGATTACAAATGCTTGAACAAAGAAGACAAAGAGAGGAACAAAGAAGAGAAAGAAGAGAATTGAGAGATGCAGTAAGACGAGACAAACAACAACGAAGAGAACAAAGAATACAAAGAAAACAGGAACAAGAGGAACAAAGAAGACAAAGAGAGGAACAAAGAAGACAAAGAGAGGAAGAAAGAAGACAACGTAAACAGGAATTAGAAGAACAAAGAAGACAAAGAAAACAAAGAAAACAACCTGTTCCTATAATACCCAGAGCAGAGGAAGTAGAACCTATAATACCCAGAGCAGAAGAAGTAGAACCTATAATACCCAGAGCAGAAGAAGTAGAACCTAACTTTCCTATAATACCTGCACCTAACTTACCTGTTCCTATCATAAGATTAGGACGTCCAGTAAGAGTAGTAAGATGCGGTATTTGTAGATTAGAAGGGCATAATGCTAGAAATAAAATGTTTCATCCTTAACAGACTGTCGACCGCGCAAAGACAAACTACAGTTGCTATCGGAAATCAAGCCGGTAAAAAATTTTTAAATATTGAATATTTAAAAATTTTTATTTTGTATTTCGAAGAAAATCTCTTACCATACCAATAGTTAAATATTCACATAAAGGAACTATTCTATGATTTAGAGATGTACTAACATAAGTTAATAAATTATTATGTATTTCATCACTAATTTTTACTTCTTTATCTAATTCTGTATCTGAATTTTCATATTCATCACAATAGTTCTCATCATTTTCATTATCTTCATTTGAAAGATTTGAACTTATATTTGATATAAATTTACTCTTTTTCTCAGTTGATGACATAAGTGATTTATTATATAAAAACTTATCATTACTTTAAATGTCTTTTTCAATATATTTTGATGATGCATTATAAATCATGTTTACAAAAATATTAAAGTTGCGTTCGGTTTCAATATCAATTATGAAATCTGTATTATTATTAATTATTTCAACTGTTTCCAAAAACATTCGTTTTAAATGTTCCTGATAGTTTTCATACCATAAAAAAAAGTTTGGATGTTTTGGACTTTTATGAGGTATATAGTTAAATATCATACATTTTCTCATTTTATAATTGATATTTTAAACTTTAAACTATTTTTCAATTGAACCATTATAATTTAAAAGAAAAAAATGTTTATATAAAAAATGCTAATACCATTCAATACATTAACTCAAGAATTTGCTTTTGACAAAAGTAAATATATATTACATATAGGTGCTGATGAATGTCAAGAAAAAAATATGTATAATACTGTTGGTTTTACTGATGATAATATTATTTGGATTGAGGGAAATTCTGAAACTGTAAATCGAATGAAATCAATATATGATGATAAATTAATAATTTTTGATGCTTTAATTTCTGACATTGATGGAGATGAGCGAGATTTTATTATTACAAATAACAATCAATCATCAAGTATTTTAGAACTTGATATTCACTTAAAAGAACATCCTCATGTTTTTGAAGTTAAAAGATATAAAAAAAATACGATAACAGTTGAAACTCTCCTAAAACAAAATAATATTGATATATCTAATATCGAATTTGTTAATATTGATATACAAGGTGCTGAATTATTAGCACTAAAAGGAATGAAAAATATTTTAAAACACGCTAAATATTTATATCTTGAAGTAAATACAAAGCATCTATATAAAAATTGTCCATTAATTGATGAACTAGAATCGTTTTTGAAAGAATTTAATTTTGAAAGAAAAAGGATTGATATGACATGTCATGGATGGGGTGACGCTTTTTATGTAAAAAATACTTAAAATAAAACACATATTATAATAAAAATGGTTTTGACAAATGTTCATGTAATTATTATATGCGTTAATTATACAGATTTTTTAACTTATACATATCCACAGAATATAAAATTCTTTGAAAAGGATAATTTTCATATTATTACTGATAAATCAGATACTGATACAATTGCATTTTGTGATTCCAATAAACAACACTATAGAACTTTTGAATTTTTTAAGAATGCTGAAATAAATAAAGCAGGAGCTATACATATGATGCAAAAAGAACTTCATGAAAAATATCCTAATGATTGGATTTTACTTTTAGATGCTGATATTATTTTACCTGAAAAATTCGAAACATATTTTAATAATAATTGTAATAACAAGGAAGCATTATACTCATTCAAACGAAAAGATTATCAAAAGAAAGATGATTTTCTAAACCAAGTTAATTTGAAAGATTATGGAGGTGTTACTTTTATGGGTTACATGCAATTATATTATAATAAAACTAAATATTATCATTCATATTCTAAAGATTGTTCAAATGCTGATACATTTTTCAGAGATGCTTTTTTTGATACATTAACATTATTAGATAATAATGATTATGTTATACATTTAGGTATTGAAGCTGTCAATTGTAAAGGACGAGTAACTGAGAAATGGTAATAATTTATAATTCACAAATTATAAATTTAATCAAGGACTCGTTATGTTTAATTTTGTAACAATTAAATAAACTATTTTAGGATATGAAAATGATATATTTTCATTAATCATAAATTCGTTAGGATGGTTTTCGAAATATTCATTAACTTTGTTTGTTTCTTCTTCTGATAACCCTATTCTTTTACATTCATCAACAATAGCTTTTTTTGGTTCCGTACTACTCACATTTATACCTAATTTACGACAAATTTCTTTCAAATCCATTTATTTTTATTATTTTTTTCTCTTAAGTAGTAAATATTCTTTTCGGATATATGTCTATTGTAACACTATCTATTCGACAAAACGGAACTTCGTAATTTCTTACTTGCTCAGCTGTTAGATTGAAAATTTCCTCTTTACTATAAAAATACTTACTTCTAAAGAAACAACATATTGTAATTGGTTTTCTAAGTTCAATTTTATATAAACCATCAGTTTGTTTTCTTACAATACATAACATTTCATTACTATTTCCTAAAAACATTTATTATTTGTTTTTAAAAATTTAAAATTTTGATCAAAAATATCGTATTTCAGTTTTCTTATTTTCTTTGATTTATTATTAAGATTCCACTTTATTATTAAAGGGGGATCTCAAAACCTTGTACGGGGCTCGAACCCGTGACCACCTGCTAACTTCTTTTCAATAACCACATTTGTGGATAAAAATGAAAAATAAAAGGCAGGCACTCTACCGACTGAGTTAACAAGGTATTATCGACAATTTCTTTTGAAATGTCATCTCCAAATATATATTGCTTGTCTTTAAATAACAATTAAATAATTTTATTTCCAATCATTTTTGATTGGAATGATTGGAAATGCTAAATATCATCATTCTATTTTAATTCTTATTTAAAATTTACATATTTCTATGTAAAAATGTCTTATGAAGATATAGAAAAATACTCGACTTTATTTTTGAAGAATCCCATCGAAACTAATGCTATCAATCTTTTAAGATGTATTAGATGTAATAATCTATTTCATCTTGGAATATACATTGGTGAATATTTAATAGAAAAATTTCCATTTGTCGTTGATATTAAAGATGAATATTCAATTATGGCTTATTATTTAAACAAACATTTTGAAGCTTTTGATAATTTACAAGATTGTCTTGATTACAAAGGATTAACTAAAGATTCTAGTTGGAAAATTCTCTTTAATCAACATTTTAGTATTGATCACATATGTAATCGCTACATTCATTATGATAAAGATATTATTCATTCTATTGTAAATAGAAAAAAAAGTAATCTACCTCTCATTTCTTTTAGTATTACTACTTGTAAAAGATTCGATCTTTTCGAAAAAACAATCAATTCATTTCTTAATTGTGTTAAAGATATTCATCTTATTGATTTTTGGTTTTGTGTTGATGATAATTCATCAGATGAAGATAGAAAAAAAATGAAAGAGTTATACCCTTTTTTCACCTTTTATCTTAAAAATAAAGAGGAAAAAGGTCATCCTCAAAGCATGAATATCATTAAAAATTTAGTAAAAACTCCTTACTTAATTCATTTAGAAGATGATTGGAAGTTCTTTACAAAAAGAAATTACATTACTGACGCTCTTAGTGTTTTAGCATCTGATAATAGTTTGAAACAATGTCTTTTTAACAAAAATTATGCTGAAACAGAATCAGATATAGATATTAAAGGAGGAATATTCAAAATTTCGAATTCAGGAGTTCGATATTTCATTCATGAACATCCTCATACTGATGAATTAAGAAAAAAATGGGTTGAACAAAACGGAAATTATAAAAATAGTTCTTATTGGCCTCACTTTTCTTTTCGACCTTCGTTATTAAAAACAGATATTTTTGAAGAACTTGGTGACTTTGATGTTAGAAAATCACATTTTGAAATGGATTATGCTTATAGATACTTCTCTAAAGGATATCAATCAGCATTCTTTGAAGGAGTTTATTGTTTACATATTGGTAGATTAACAAGTGAAAGAGATGATAATTCGAAACATAATGCTTATATTTTAAATGATGAAAAACAATTTTCTGGTAAAGAAGAATTCTTACAACAAAAAGAAAAAGGTTATAAATCAAAAATCAAAACATTCATTGTAAACTTAGATAGAAGACCTGATAGAATGGAAACATTTATAAATACATGTAAACAAGTTGATTTTCTTAATTGGGAAAGATTTTCAGCCATCGATGGTAAAAAACTTGCATCTACCAGACAATTACAACAAATCTTTGAAAACAATGATTATAATATGCGTCGTGGAATGGTTGGTTGTTATTTATCACATGTTAAATTATTCACTCAATTAATTAATGAAACTGATAAAACTATCGATGCTTACTTGATTTTTGAAGATGATATTGAACTTCAACCAAATTTCAAAGACAAGTTCGTTCATTTTATGAAAGAGCTTGAAAAAAATGATGATTGGGACTTAGCTTTTCTTAGTCATCACGTTAGAGATAATAATAATGAATCTTTCTTTGATAAAAAACAACTTCCTTCTATTGAAAAGAAATCTGTTTACGAATCTTTTCTTTTAAGTTTAGGTGGTACAACTGCTTTTATCATTTCTAAAAATGGTGCTAAAAAGTTCTTAGATTTTGTTGATAAAACTGGTAGCACTAATGGTATTGATACACTTCTTCAAAAATCGGCTAATGAATTGAATGTTTACTATTGTCAACCTTTGTTAATTTTTTCAGAATGTTATAGAGGTCATAACGCAAATACTTTGGATACAGATATACAAAATGACTTTTCAGGATTAGAAAAATCTATTGATGATAGAATTAAAGATGAAACTGATTTTTTACAATCAAATAATATAGATGTATTTGTTACTACTAATTTTGATGATTTAATGAATATTATTAAAGATAATATGAAACATGATGTTGTTTTATTTAAATCTACTGAAGATAATATTAATATTGTTGAAAAAGTATGTAGCTATCCAAATTATAAAGTAGGAAATAATTCCATTTTCATTTCAAAAAAATCAGATATTGAATGTTATTTTCATAGATTCAAGAAAAATAATTATTATGATATATCAAACGCTATCAAATACATAGTATAATTCAACAACATCTTCATTTTTTTTATATTATATAATAAAAAATGGATTACTCAATTAGTTTTTATGAGTTAAATAATATTATGTCAAAATTAAAAGGTGGAGACAATGTTTTAATTAAAGATGGTATATATATAGATCAAAATATAAATATATCATCTATCGCAACATTAAAAAATAGATTATATATTAAAGCGCAAAATAAGAATAAAGTTATATTTTCAGGTAAATTAAATTTGTTAATTTCCGGTTCTTATATAACAATTTCAGGATTTACTTTTGAAAATGGAGGTAATATAGAAAGTATACAAATAAGAGGCACTGGTAATAGATTGACTAACTCTAAAATTTCATTTAATCATTCAAGAGGACCTATATTAAGTATATATGAGACAAAAAATAGATTAGATCATTGTATATTTGAAAATTTCGATAAAGAAGGTTCATGGATTGAAATTAAAAGAAATAATGAAGCAAATTATGCTTTAATAGACCATAATATTTTTAAAAATAGATCACCTGGAAGTGGTAATGGGTTTGAAACTATTAGAATAGGTTTATCTTCAAATAGTTTAACAAATTCCAGAAGTATTATAATGTCTAATCTTTTTGAAAATTGTGATGGAGAAATAGAAATTATTAGTAGTAAATCTTCTGAAAATATTATATATAATAATATTATAAAAAATAGTAAAGGTTCAATAAGTCTTAGACATGGTAATAGATGTATTGTAGCAAATAATAAAATTTTACAAAATAGTATAACTGATACTTCTGGTATCAGAATTATTGGAGAGGATCATTTAGTTTATAATAATTTGATAAAACAAGTTAATGGTGGTTCTGCAATTTCTATTAGTAATGGAGTGAAAAATACTCCACTAAATGGTTATGCACAAGTAAAAAGACTTCAAATTTCTAAAAATATTTTATTACATAATAAAATTGACTTTTTAATTGGTTCATCAACAAATGGACGCACATTAGCACCTATACTTTCAACAATCACTGATAATATAATATATAAAAATAATAATAATTCTATATTTAGTTATGAAGGTTATGGAAGCACTGATATATATTACAATAATAATTATTTTTATGGTTATAATATGGGGAACAGTCCTTTTGTTTATGATGTATTACTTGATCCTAAAACATTTAACTTAACTATTATTGAAGACAATTATGGTACTAATGATATAGTAGGACCTTTATATGATGTTTTACCAGAAACTAATGAAATAAATGTTGATCTTAATTATCATTACAATAAAATAAAATCTCTAATTTTAACTGATTTTTATATAGAAGATAATTATATATTATCTGAAAATGCTGGAAATTTTTCTGAAAATTTATTGAATAATAATTCTAATAAATTATTTAGTAGTTTGTTTTCGTCATTATGTGTATTCTATTTATTATTTAAAAACTTAAGATAAAATAGAACAATTTTAAAAATCATATCTCATATTGAAAGTCATATTTTCTATCATTTTAAATAAATACAAAATTAAAAATATTAATACACTAATTATACAAATTTGAATTATAAAACATATGCAATCACATATTGTAAAATCTTCATTATCGATTTCTGTTGACATTATATAAAAGTTGATTAAATTTTGAAATAAATCATTTTTTTGAATAACCAACGTGCTAAAAAAATGATTTTTTTACGTTTATTGTGATATCTTTTCAGAATTATCTTTCAACAATGATAAGAACTTTTCAAACTGAGACTCTTTTGACTAATATGACGTCTTTTCGTGTAAATGTAGGTAATAATAACGAAAACAAGGAAAATATTCCACCACCAAGACGATATACATCGAGATCTGTTAGAAGAAATGTAAATATTATGCGTAGACCGTTAATGAATTTAACGAATATTTTGTTTACTGAAAATTAAAAAGTAATAAGTAAAATACTCTAACCACAATAAATACAAGCTTTTTATGATAAAAATAAAAAAATGATTTTTTTATTAATCTGATGATGATTTATAACAATAATTAATTCAATGGATTTCGTGAAAGAAAAATTACCTGCTTATTCAGTTGTATTATCTTATATTATTCAAATAGTGTGCAATGCTGTTGTTGGAAATCAAATAGGTGAAGTATCAAGAAAAAATGATACTAATCTAACTCCTGATGGTTTAACTTTTATCGTTTGGGCTTTTATTTATGTATTTCAACTACTTTTAGTAGTTTATCAAACTTTTTCAACATTTCCAGAAAAAAATATGAATAGATGGGCTTTAAATACATCTTTCATATTAAATGGATTATGGTGTATATTATGGGTTAATGAATTTTGGATATCTCAGTTTATTATTATTACTTTCTATTTAATTTGTTTGATAGTTGTATATTATCAAATGGTTGATACTTATGATGTTTATATAGATACGATTCTGATGAATTTTGGAATATCGTCAAATCTTATATGGGTATGTTTTGCAACAGTTATATCTTTAACAATTACTTTAAAAAATTATAAAGTAGAAGCTGTTTCTGATGATGATTGGGCGATAATATGGTTAATTTGTTTAACAATTATAAATAATATGCTAGTTTTTATTAAAAATGATTATGTTATTGGATTAGTATCAATTTGGGCAATTTCTGGTATATATAGAAATCAAAATGATTTAATTAGTAGTTATGCGCTTGTATGTTTGATTGTAATATTTATTATTACGTTATGTTCATTTACAATGATTATAGTAAATTATAAAAAACAAAAGAATAGTAAATTTTATCATACATTAAATTATTAGATTATATTTTGAATAATTCAAAATATAATGTTATGTAAAATATGAATCAATAATTTCATATAAATGTTTAGCTGATGGTCTATGTTTTTTTTTACCAATTAATTTCTTAATGAGTTTTTTTAATTTCATATTCTTAATTTTGTTTAAAGACTCTGGTAAAATACCAGTAATTGTTTTTTTGTATATCTGATGAATGTTTTCACATTCCGTATATGGGATTTCATTTGTTATCATTTCTAATAAACACATTCCAAAAGCATATATATCAACTTTTTCATCATAAAAATTTTCATAGATTTCAGGAGCCATATATTCAATGGTGCCAACACATGAATTTTTTTTCTTTGATTTTAAAGTTGCTAATCCAAAATCACTAACAAAAATTTTTAAATCATGATTATTGATAAGAATATTAGCACATTTTAAATCTCTATGTATAATATCTTGTTGATGTATGTAAATTAAAGCATTCAAAATTTGTTTGCTCCATTTTAAAATGTGATTTAGTTTATCATTTTCATTCAGAGATTCATAAAACTTTGTAATAAAATCTTTTAAAGAACCACCAGATATAAGATCAGTTATAAAAATAACTTCTTGTTTAGTGTTGTTATACCAAACTGCTTTAATTTTAATTATATTGTCGTGTTGTAATTTTAATAAAATATTTATTTCAGAAACAACTCTTTCTTTTTCTCTTTTACTTAACTTTCCTACATTTATTACGTTCCATGCAATTTCTGTCATTTCCTCATCATAATCAATACCTTTATAAACAATTTTGTATGCTCCAGAACCTAATTGTTGTAAATATCTTCCATATCTTCCTTTTGGTGACATTTCTATTATCTCATCATTTATTTCAGAATCAATATCGTTCATCATTTTAAATAAAATATTTGTATATTTATTTAAAGACAAGAAAAAAATATATTTTATTTAAACTGGAAAACTGATTTATTTTTTGTTTTTATAAAATTAAGTCATATTTAAACTATGTTTTGTTCTATTTGTTATTATGCTATTAACTTTGATGATAAAAGTTTTAAGTGTATGAACAATGAGAATACGTGTAATAGTGTTATGTGTGTTGATTGTTTAGAATGTTATATTAGTCATTTACATTCAGAAAACTCGAATATAGTGAAATGTCCTGATAGATTATGTGAATTTGAGTTCAGTCACTCAAGTATTCAAAAATCAGATAATAAACAAATTATAAAAAAATATGAATATATATGTTATTCGAGAATAGAAAAGGAGTATAAAAATGAGGCTATTCTGGATATAAATAAAAAAAAACTGATTGAGAAAATAAGAGACGAAAGACATGAATTTATGAAAAAATCATTTCCCAAATCAATACTTTATGTTGTAGAAAATTCATTATCGTCAAAACTAAAAAAAATAAGAAAAGATAATCTTAAACATATTGAAGAACTAAAAACAAAGAAAAATGTAAATTGTCCGAATGTATATTGTTTGAATGGTATTTTAGATAATGATAACTGTTGTGTTGTTTGTTTTGATACGTTTTGTAATAAATGTGATAAAAAATTAAAAGAAAATCATGTTTGCGACGAAAATGAATTGAAATCAAAAGAAATAATGAAAGAGATAATTAAATGTCCTAAATGTGCTACTTCTATTATTAGAAGTGAAGGTTGTAATCATATGACATGTGCTGTATGTAAAACTATGTTTTATTATAGTTCAGGCGAACAAGGTGGTTCAGGAAGTCATAATAAAGATGTTGTTGTAAGAGAATATAGAAAACAAAGTGTTGAATTTGAAAAGGATAATATGTATGATAAAGAAACTGTTGATATATTAAGAGAAATTGAAAATAAAGCACCTGAATCATCTACAGGTAGGTCAGTTTTATTGAATCTTATGAAATTATATATAACAGAAACAGAGGGAAAAAATGAATATGAATTAAGTAAACTGAAAGAAAAATTTTACAATAAAATGGCAAGCAAATATGAAATTTATTTAAATAAAAAGTATACAAAAAGAAAATATTATAAGCTATTGTCTGAAATACAAAAACTTCATAACAATAAAGAGCTTAATAAAACAATACTTTCTCAAATTAATTTATATATGTAAACTACTTTCAAAATTAAATATTATTTTCAATCAGAAAAAGATTTATTAAATTGATGTCAATTTAATAAAAATTATGCCTCCACGGAGAATCGAACTCCGGTTATCAGTTTACAAGACTGGCATACTACCACTGTATTATAGAGGCGCTAAGTTGTGTATTAATGGTAGTTATTTTTAATAACCTAATTAATACACAGTTTATATTATCATGTCTTTAAATAGTTTTCAAATAAAATCATTTCTTTAAATTATTTTTAATTTTTTTATTAATTTTATTATTATTAATAAAAATGCCTCGTAGAAAAGTTTCTCGTTCTTTAGATGGATTCAAAGTTTATGTTTCCCCTACAAAATCTCCTTTGAAATTAGTTCGTAGAAAATCTCCAAGAAAGACTCCTAAAACATCTCCAAGAAAGACTCCTAAAAAAAGACTTCCATTAAGAAACATTACTAATGTTATTCATAATATGGCAAGAGATGGTATGTTTCATGAATTTCAAACGACAACACCTGTTTTTACTTATAGAATGGATAGATTTATGCCAGAAATTAATAATTTGATAAGAAGTCCTCAAATTAAAGTTTCAAAAAAAAATGCAAAAAAGAAAAAAAGAAAAACACGTTCTAAAAAAAGATCTGTGTTAAGTCATCCGCTTTTAAGATAATTTTTATTTCATTTTTAAAGAAATAAAAATTACTAAATTAAAAATGAATTTTTATTGGATTTTATTACTTTTAATGATTATATTATTATTTTTGTATTTACAATATAATAATTCGAAAAAGCGTATTCCATTAAAAATTTTTCAAACTTGGTATACTAAAAATTTGTCTCCAGATATGAGAAATACTGTCAATAAATTAAAAGAACAAAATCCAGAATTTCACCATTATTTATTTGATGATAATGATTGTCGAAATTATATTATAAAACATTTTAATGATGATGTTTTATTTTCTTATGATAATTTAATACCTGGTGCTTTCAAAGCGGATTTGTGGAGATATTGTGTTATGTATATAGAAGGTGGTATTTATTTAGATATAAAATATTATTGTGAGGATGGATTTTCTTTAAAAGAGTTAACGAATGATGAATATTTAGTAAAAGACAGAGATAGTTATTTTGAAAATGGGTCAGGTATATATAATGCTCTTTTAGTTTCTTTACCAGGTAATAAAATTTATAAAAAATTAATAGAAAAAATTATTGAAAATGTAAAGGAAAAAAAAAAGGGTTTTAATCCATTATATGTAACAGGTCCTGGATTATTTGGACAATATTATAATTCAAAAAATTGTAATTTGGTTTATGATGGAAACTGCATATGCAGAAAAAATGGAAAAGTAATTTTAAGGAAATATGATTCATATGATAATGATAGATATAGTAATAATCGAAAATCTTATGATTATGATTGGAGAATAAATAATATTTTTAAATAGCAAGATAATTATCTGTAATTAATGGAAATATTCTATATCCTAATTCTTGTAATTTTTCTGTAATTGTAAAATTCACAGGATTGTAAAAACCATCCATTTCTTTTGTTACTGATTTAAAATTCTGTTCAAAAAAAATTATTGGTTTATATCTTGTAATCGTATTTATTCCTCCATCAATTACAAAACTTTCGAAGCCTTCAACATCTATCTTAATAAAATCTATTTTTTGTTTGAAATTCACATCATCTAAAGTTTTTATTTCAATATTTTCACCTCCTTTACCTATTTGTAATCCTCCTAAATTATAATAATGACCACTTGAAAGGTCAATTTTACCTATTGTATGTCCATCAATACAAGAATCGTTCATCGTTGCAATACAATTTTTATTACCAAGAGCATAATTATAAGCTTTAATATTTTTTATATTATTATTATTTATATTCATACATAAAATATCAAACATTGTTTTTTGTGGTTCAAAAGAATAAATTTTACAATTAGGATTAATTTTTGAATATATTATACTATGAGAACCACAATGAGCTCCAATATCAAGAATTACATTTGATCTCCTAATTATATTCATTAAATGATTTTCTATTATATCTTGTTCGAATATTTTTCCATCAATTAAACAATCAACGAAAACTTTGTCACTCTTTAAATATATCATCTTGCCATATTTTGTTTCATTTGATATTATCTTATCTGTAACAAGATGCTCACTATTCACGATTTCTTTATTTTTATGATGATGTATGAAAAATAATAAAAAAATTAAAATAAAAAAACCTGATATAATCAAAATACTTGTCATTTTATTTTAAATGTATATATAATTATAAATCGATTTTAATTTAGTATTTAAAAAATATATAATTGTATTTTAATTATATATTATGACTGATTTAGCTAAACTTGGAAATCTTAATCATTTTCTTCCTCGTGATTTCAATCCTCGTATAAGAGATGATTGGATTGCATCAATCGCAAAAAATATTCCTGATAATTCAACAATAATTGATATAAGTGCTGGAAATCGTCCATACAAACATCTTTTCAGTCATTGTATTTATAAATCACATGAATTTGATGGTAATAAAGATATTATGGATTCTTTTCGAGGTGAACAATCAAAAAATAAAGATTGGTATCATGATTACTATGGAGACATAAATTCTCTACCTATTCCTAATGAATCATTTGATTATGTTTTATGTACTGAAGTTTTAGAACATGTTCCTGAACCTATTAAAGCTATAAAAGAACTTGTTAGAATTTGTAAAAAAGGAGGTAAAATAATCATAACAACCCCTTTTACTTCAGGAATACATCAAGAACCTCATCATTTTTATAGTGGGTTCTCTCCATATTTTTATGAATATGTAGGAAAATTATATAATCTTCAAATTAAAGACTTTAAAAGTCAAGGAGATTTTTTCAAACTCATGAGTTGGTTTACTAATTTAGCGATGCAATTTAGATTACCAGAATCTCATGATTTTGAAGTAAATACAGTTTCTCATTATATGCAAAGTTATTATTTAACAATGAGTGAAGTATTCGGTGATAGTTCAGGAAATATTGTAGAAACATCAAAACATTTCACAGTTGGATACATGATTATTTTTGAGAAGTCGGTTTAGAATTGTTATATATTTCTAAAATCATTAAAAATAATAAAAATGATAGTGTTCCTAAATTCATATATTTAGTATTAAGGAAGTCATTCTCCTTAAAATTATTTTCATTTATATTATTAATTTTTCCTTGAATGATAAATGTAAGGATACTGGATATAAATATAATTAATTTATTCCAAATTGATATTTTATAAGCATTACTTGATACTGCATCATTTGCCATCATTATAAATCTAAAAGGAGGAATAAAAAATAATGCAAGATTAAATAATATAGATACTATAATAATAGTACTATGTATTACTGTTGGTGTTGTATTTAATGATCTTAAATAATTTATTTTACTTTTATTATCATCTTTTGTTGGTGTTAGTAAATAGATTATTGACCATAATTCCATAATGAACAAATAAACAATTAGAATCATTAATAAAATATAAATAGTTCTATCTTTGTTTTCAATTAAACTAAATATTGCTCCCATAATTTTTTATTATAAAAAATAATAAAAAAATGTATTTTTTTAAATAAAATGTTGTTATTTGTATTATTTATAGTTATTATTATTTTTATGATAATAAATAATAGTATGAAAAAAAGTAAATCGAAAAAAGAATCTTGTGATGTTTTATCATTAGCGAGAAAGTATATACAAAAAACTCAAAAAGATTGGAATTATATTTTACCATCTGATTTCTTTAAAAATTATTATGGTTCTCTTGAAAAAAGTGTAAATAAAGATTTTATTCTTGTGGATATAAGAGATAGTGTGTCATTTTCTAATTTTCATATAAAAAATTCTATAAATATATTTTGGTTAGATTTATTAAAAGATGAGAATTTGAAAAAACTACCAAAAAATAAAAAAATCTTTTTAATTTGTTATGTAGGACATACATCATCTCAGGCTATGGTTTTACTAAAATGTTTAGGTTATGATGTAACATCAATTAAGTTTGGATATGGAATATCTCCTGATCCAAATATAAAAGTAGCTGGTTGGATTCAAAATAATTATCCACTGGTAGCAGAGTAATTATCTGTACCATTGAAGAGATTCTTTTAAAATATTTCTAAAAACTTTTGCGTCATTTAAGTTTTTTATACCTAAAGCTGAACTGAATTGTCTATTTCCTTTTCTACAGACAGGTACTTTATAATTATATTTATTTTTTCTGGACATTTCAATAAAAAAAGGTTTATCCCAGAAAGGATCAGACGTTTCTTGAGTCTCAATTGTTTTTGATAAAAACATATTATTGAAAGTAATATTATCATCTAATATTTTTGAACTTAATGAAATTAAGTCCAATACGATAATATTCATTTCATTTAAAGCGTAATCAAGAAATTTTTCATTATCGTCAATATCTGATTTAGATAAGAAAATTAAAACACCAAAGGAGTTGGATATACGTTCTTCAGGGTTATGAGAACGAAAAAAATTTTTGCATAACAACGCAAATATATTGTTATAATGAGAAGCGTCATCATAAGTTTTGCAATCAATAGAAAATGAAACTTTTTTATTTTTTTTTCCAAAATATTTATCATTGATTAAATATGATTGGTTGTTGATAGTAATGGATTCCATTTTATTAATCAAAGGTGTTTTTTTTACCTATAAAAGGTAAAAAAATCATTTTTTTATTCTTTTTTACAAAGATGAAAATGTTTGATGATCCAAAATAAAACCATAACTACAACCATTTTGATAAGTAAAAGAAAATATATGGAATTATTAGATACAGGTATATTTGATTTTATTAAATCATCGATTTGTGGAATCGAGAATACAACAAATATAATACCAACGATAAGAGGTTCGTATACTTCGTCAAAAATATTTTTCATAGCTGATTTCTTTTCAACAAAGAGTGAGTTAAGAATTTTGAGTTCTTGGTCAGATGGTAGAATTGTATCAGTTGGTAACTGTGCGATAATATCATAAGAGTATGATTCAGATTTAGGGGTATTCATGTTAATATTTTGATTTGGAAAGTTGTGTTTATTCATGTTTTTTTTAAAATATTGTTATTATTTTAAGTAGATTTTAAAAAAAAAGCAAACTTAATTATTATTAATATCATTTGTGTATTCATTCTCTTGAGGATCTTCGTCTTGATTTTGAATCGGTAGGTATTCGTTGAAGTTACAAGTGCAGAAAACAGAATGACAACGATCGCATACCAAACACATACAGTTTTCCAATACATCATCACAAAGAGAACAATGAGGTAAACATTCAAATGCTACACAGAATGGTTGTTGACAAAAGCAACAACTTTCACAATGACAATAATTGTCGTTTCCTTCTAATGGAAGTTGGCAAAAAATACAGTCAGGCATTTTATAAATATAAATATGAATTATAGTATAAAAATTAAATAAAAAATCATTTTTTCAACGAAAGATTATCATTTTTAAGATTTTTGAAAAATAAGTTTAAATGTAAAAATGATTTAGAGAAAATGCCAATATCTATAAGAAAATTAGATAATTTATTAGCATCAAAAGGATTTGTATGTAAGACTTTTTTTACATATGAAGGATTTTGTGTTTATATCGAAGTATTTAGTGTACAAAATGCGTCGTCATTTATGTTATATATATCACCAAGATATGAAATGAAAATAGAAGAGAGAGAAAATGTATATGAAATAAAATATATGGAGATATCTCGAGAAGATGAAAATATAACAAATTTTTATGCGAATGAACCAGATGATGTTGATATTGAAGAATTTTATAATAGTAATGAAATAAATTTTAATAATTATAATCAACAGAATTCGAATTTAGAGAAATTGTTGATGGAAGATTACAATAAAGAGTTATCGATAAAAGATATAAATAAAGATGATACGCAAAATTTGAAAGATATATTTCGTCAATTGAATCGATTTATGTATTGTGTTCAAAATATAAAGTATAAATTAACGATAGTTTATAAAAATTATTTATGTTCTATAACAAAGGATAATGAGTTGGATTGTTTTTTGATATTGAATTATCCACGAACAGATCAAAGAAAATTATATATATATATAGATTTGAAAACATTGTATGTGAAGATGGAAACATTTGTAAATGATATTCGAACAGTGAAAGATGGAATTTATAAGTTATTGAATCAAAATCAAATAAAGCATACGAAGGTGTTGAATGATATGATGGAACAAAAGATAACAGTGTTACAGTATTCAGAAAGAGTTCAGATAAAGAAGGAAGAGTTGAGTGTTTATATATGTGAATTTGAGACTTTATTACAAAATCTCTCAGAGAATGAGAAAGCGTTGTATGAGAAGTTAGATAAAGTGCGAGGAAAGAATTCAGAATATGGAATAAAAGGATTGCATGATGATATTGAAAAATCTCATTTAATAGCACATTATGAATCTGAATTAGAAAAAATTCAAGGAGTAAAGCAAGAGATAATAGATAATATAATAAAATTGAAAACAGAACAGGAGAATATAACGTTAAAGATGGATAAAATATTGTTTGATAATTCGATTATGATAAATGAGATTTCAAAAAATTTTCTAAAACTTGCTGAAATTATAAGTTAGAGTATTAGATTTTATTACATAAAAAATAAAGTAATAAAAAGTTTAAAGAAAATTATTTCTTTTAATAAAAATGTCATTTACAGGAATACACTTAGGTTTTACAAATGGAAATGTTAAAAATTCAGGTTCTTTAGTTTCTGGACTTTACTATCAGATATTTGATGGTTTTTATAATGACGATGTAACATTTTTTAATAATGCGTCATTATTATTTCCATCTGGATCGACCGGATTTTCAACAGATTTTACAAATATGAATTTAGCAACAAATCAAAAATTAATGACAGTGCAATCTTTATCGAATTTTTCAATTCAATGGACAGGTTATTTAACAACTCCAGCAGGAACATCAGGAACCTGGACATTTTCAGTAACATCTGATGATTCTAGTTATCTTTGGATTGGAAACAATGCTTTGTCTGGATACACAACAGGAAATTCATTAATTGCTAATGGTAGTTTACATCCGAATAAAACTGTAACAAATACCATTTCATTATCAGAATCAACTTCCTACCCTATTAGAATTATGTTTGGTCAAAAACAAGGGAATTTTGATATTCAAGTAAGATTTACACCTCCATCAGGTACAGTAATAACAAATGGATCCGGATATTATTTTGCTGGTTCATTATCAACATCTAATATTCCTATTAATTTAGGATATAATAGTGGAAATACATTACAATCTGGATCTACTATAGCTATCGGATATAATGCAGGTTCGCGTAATCAAAATTTTGGAGCATTATCAATAGGATATAATAGTGGTTTCACAAATCAAGGATCTTATAGTTTAGCAATTGGATATAATGCTGGAATAACAAATCAGGTTGCTAATTCAATTATATTAAATGCAAATAGTACAGGTCCAAGTATAATAAATTCAGGTTTTTATGTAAATCCAATAAGAAATGATGAATCTCCAACATTGATGTTATCATATAATACAGATACAAAAGAAGTAACTTACAGAGGTCCTTACACAGGATATACAGGATATACAGGATTTACAGGATATACAGGATATACAGGATATACAGGTTATACGGGTGTAACAGGTATGACAGGATATACAGGATATACAGGATTTACGGGATATACAGGATATACAGGATTTACAGGATATACAGGATATACAGGATATACAGGGCCTCCAGGATTAAATGGAATATCGGGAGGAATAATAATATTTTTAGATAATTCAACAACAACATCAACTATACCTGTAACACAAAATATTTTATTAACACCAAATCAAAGTTCCCAAACAACAATTACAGCATCATTTTCAGATAATAATCCTTTACTTATAGGATCTTGGTTATCAGAGAGTAATATTTATTCATCAAGTGTAATTAGTGATGGATATTGGGATATAAACTTATTTGCTTATTGTAGTTCAACAGATGTAAATATATATGTTTATTATAAAGCATATATTGTAGATTCAGATGGAGTTAGTAATCCATATCAATTATTGAATTCAAGTAGTTATCCAACTTTAATAAATACATTGACAATGGGTGAATATGATACATCAATATACGTAAATCAATATGATTTTATTGATCTATCAAAAAGAGTTAAAATTGAAATATATGGAATAATACCTTCTGGAGATACAACTTCAAAAAGTGTAACTCTTTATTTTAGATCGGGTAATCAACTTCATGTTCATTCAACATTAGTTTCTAATTTATATGGTCCAACAGGTTATACAGGATATACAGGACATACAGGATATACAGGTTTCACTGGCTTTACGGGTTATACAGGGTTTACGGGATTTACAGGGTATACAGGATATACAGGTTATACAGGATTTACGGGATATACAGGATATACGGGATATACAGGATATACAGGTTATACAGGATTTACAGGTTATACTGGATTTACTGGTTATACGGGATATACAGGATACACTGGTTTTACAGGTTATACAGGTTACACAGGACCAACAGGATCACCAGGATCTGCTGATTTTACAGGTGCAACAGGAACAACAGGATATACAGGATTTACAGGTTACACTGGGTTTACAGGACCAACAGGATCACCAGGATCTGCTGATTTTACAGGTGCAACAGGAGCAACAGGGTATACAGGATATACAGGATTTACAGGTTCAACAGGACATACAGGTTATACTGGATTTACAGGATATACAGGATTTACAGGACATACTGGTGTAACAGGTTATACTGGTTTTACAGGTTACACTGGATTTACAGGTATGACAGGATATACAGGATTTACTGGATTTACTGGATATACGGGATTTACTGGTATGAAAGGTGATACAGGAACTACAGGATATACTGGATTTACGGGATATACAGGATTTACAGGACCTACAGGACCTCCTGGATTAGCAGTATGGACAGGTGCTACAGGATGTACAGGATATACAGGTTTTACAGGATATACAGGTTTTACGGGATATACGGGTTTTACAGGTTTTACAGGTTTTACAGGTTTTACAGGATATACTGGTGTAACAGGATATACAGGTTTTACAGGATATACAGGTTTTACAGGACCAACAGGAGCACCTGGTGAAGCTGCTGCTACTGGTTCAACAGGTTTCACAGGATATACAGGATTTACAGGATATACAGGTTTCACGGGATATACAGGATTTACAGGTGCAACAGGATATACAGGATATACAGGATTTACAGGTTATACAGGACCAACAGGATATACAGGATTTACAGGTTATACAGGTTATACGGGACCAACTGGTTCACCAGGATCTGCTGATTTTACAGGTGCAACAGGTGCAACAGGTTATACAGGATATACAGGATTTACAGGTGTAACGGGATATACAGGTCCAATAGGACCAACTGGACCGACTTATGGAGCAGTTAATTTTTCAGAAGGAACAAGTATAGCATCATCAGCAAATATAAATAATTATAGTTTAGGAATAGAATCACTTTATAGAATTTCAGGAACAACCGCATCGACAATAAGTGGATTTGCAAATGGTGTTACTGGGAGAATGTTGGTAATAGTGAATGATTCAACACAGAGTCAGACGTTTGTTAATGAGTCATCTAATTCAAGTGCTTCAAATAGATTAAGATTGAATGCATCAAGTGTTGTAATTGGAGTAGATTCAACGATAACATTTGTGTATATGTTAAGTTTGTCTGCTGGAAATAGATGGGTAATGATAGCAAGTACATAAGAAAACAATTATTTCTAAAGTATTATTTTATATCAAAATTTTGATATAAAAATGAAATTAATTATTGTTTTTATTTAAGTTGTTTTCCCTTTGATATTGATTGAACAGTTATTGAATCCAGATTGATAAAGATTTGAAGAAAACTCTATATTTTTTGTATACAAACCACTTGGAACATTAGTTGAAATACTATTTACATTTCTAATCATATATCCAATAGAAGAGAAGATTGTTGTTGCTTGTCCTGTCCATTGAGTAGCGTTATAAGAATAAGCCATTGTATTAACACCTTGCCCAACAGCAATAATTCTCTTTAAATAGGAATTGTATGATACTCCATATCCAATAGTTGAAAATATTGATAATCCTAAACCAGTCCATTGAGTTCCATTAGATGAATAAGCAATGGTATTAGTTCCAGAACCTACAGCAACAAATAATGTTCCAGTAAAACAAACATCATAACCTATTGTTGTAAATATCGTAGAACCTAAAGCAGTCCATAAAGTTGTATTTCCTGATGAATAAGCAAGTGTATTAGTTCCTGAACCTACAGCAATGATTAACGAACCACCTTGACATAATCTTCTACAAGATGTAGTGAATATTGTTGAACCTAATCCAGTCCATGAAGTACCATCAGATGAATAAGCTAGTGTATTCGTTCCATTTCCACCAGCGATAAATGTAGTTCCTGTCCAGATACCTGTGTATCCAATAGTAAATATTGTAGTACCTAAACCATACCAATAAGTTCCACTATAACTATATCCAATAGAGTTAGTTGAAGATCCAAAAGCAAGATGAATATTTTTATTAAAAGCTAATCCATAACATGCTGAATTAAAAGTTGAGATTCCTAATCCAGTAAATGTTATTCCATCTGTAGAATAAGCTAAGGTATTTGTTGAACCTGAACCTCCGATTAACCAATATTGTCCAGTGTAAGTTACTGATAATCCAGAAACGGAAAATATTGATGAATTAACTAGAGACCAGTTAAATCCATCAATAGAATTTACAATAGTTCCTCCATTTCCGACAGCAATCATTGTATTTGCTATATTTACATTTGGTTGAACATTAATATTAGTAGCTATGTTGTTACAACTATTAGCAAATAAAGTAGAACTTATACCTGTCCATGTTAATCCATCAATAGAATATGATAAGAAAATATCATCTCCACTAGCTATAAACATGTTATCACACCACTTAATAGCTGTGCCTGATGTTGAGAATATAGTAGTACCAAGACCTGTCCAAGATTTTCCATTCAATGAGTAAGCAACTGTATTAGTTCCTGAACCAACTGCTATAACAATTGATTTATTGAATGATATGTTATTTCCAGTAGAACTAAATATTGATGTACCTAGACCACTCCAGTTCAATCCGTCTGATGATATAGCTAAAGTATTTGTTCCAGAACCAGCAGCTAACCAATAAATACCATTATTAATAATACTTTTTCCTGATGTACTAAAAATAGTTGTACCTAAACCAGTCCATACAGTGGAATTATATGAATAAGCAATAGTATTAGTTCCAGAACCGACAGCTACATTTAATGATTTTTTATTAAACATAGAGTTACCAGAAGTAGTAAATATTGTTGCTCCTAATCCTATCCAAGTATATCCTGATTGAGAATATGCTATGGTATTAGTTCCAGTACCTAAAGCTATAAATACATCTTCATTCCAATAAACAAAGTATCCAGCAGATGAAAAAATATTCGATGATCCCAATATTCCTGTCCAGACAGTTCCAGATTCACTTGATGCAATAGTATTTGTTCCTTGACCAACAGAAATCCATAATTTTCCATTCCATGCTGCAGAATAAGCACTAGTACTAAAAATACTTGATCCCAAACCTATCCATTCATTTCCATTCAAACTATATCCTAATGTATTGTCTGCTGATGGACTACAAGATATTAAAAGTTTTGATGGGAAAGTAACAGTATTTTCTTTTATTCCTGTATTAGTAACAACACTTGAAACTAAGTTGTTTAATGGTAATGTTGTCAAAACTTGAGTCCATGAAATACCATTTTTACTGTAAGCTATATTATAAAATCCTTTTCCTCCAGCAATAAATCTATTTCCATCCCAATTAATACCATAACCAAATTCAGAAAATACTGTAGTTCCTAATCCTATCCAAGAAATACCGTTATAACTGTAAGCAATACTATTAAGACCAGAACCAACTGAGACGTTGATTTTTCCATTATGTTCAACATTATGACCAGATAGTGTAAATATTGTATTTCCTAAACCGATCCAAGTTGTACCATCTTGTGAATAAGCTAAAGTATTATTTCCTTTACCTGTTGCAATAAATATTTTACCATTCCATAAAATACCATTACCTTGAATAGAGAATATAGTTGAACCTAAACCACTCCAAGATAATCCTTTATCAGATGAATATGCTAAAGAATTTGTATATGTAACAGTAGAAGATTTTAAACTATTACCAGATAAAGAATATAAGGATGTTCCCAAACCAGTCCATAATAATCCATCATATGAATAAGCCATAGTATTAATATTATTAACATTATCATTACCCACAGCAACAAAAAAATCACCTGACCATAATACTGAATTTCCCTTGGCAAATACTGTATTACCTAATCCATACCATGTTGTTCCATCAGATGAATAAGCGATACTGTTATTTCCATAACCAACACCAATATATCTACTAAGTAAAGAACTATAAGTACTGTAATTGGCAAATACATTGAAAATAGTTTTTCCTAATCCTAACCAAGTAATTCCGTTAGAAGAATAAGCTAACGTATTGGTAGAACCTTGACCGCATGCTAAATATAAACCATTTTGAAATGACACATTGTTACATTTTATAGAGAATATAGTAGAAGCTGTACCAGTCCATGTTGTTCCATTTGATGTAGAATAAGCAATTGTATTTGAAGTATAACTATAATTATTGATCGAAATTACATCTGAACCTTGTGTTGAATAAGTAAGACTACTATTTGTTACATTAGACCATTGTGTTCCGTTACTTGAAATAGATATAGTATTTGATCCAGAAGAAAATCCAAACCAAGTATTATTCGTAAATGAAATACCAGTTCCATTTGGTAAGATGGAAGTACCTAATCCAGTCCATACCGTTCCATTTGATGAATAGGCTAAAGTATTAGTACCAGAACCAATAGCTACAAATAAATTAGATCCATAAGCTACTGAAGTTCCTTGTGTAGAGAATACTGTAGTTCCTAATCCTATCCATTGAGTTCCATTTGTTGAATATATTATACTGTTTGTTCCTTGACCTACAGCAACAAATAAACTGTTACCGTATGTAATTCCATATCCAGTTGTAAAAATAGTAGAATTAGCACCTGTCCAAGAAATCGCATTCGATGAGTACATGATGCGATGAGTTCCAGAACCAACCGCTACCCATCTACTACTAGCATATATAACTCCATAACCAGTTGTAAAAATTGTTGTAGATACTCCAGTCCAAGCAACACCATTTGATGAATAGGCAATAGAATTTGTTCCAGAACCAACAGCAACCCATAAGTTATTAGCATAATGAACATCGTTTCCGATTGTTGTAAAAATACCATTAACTGTTGTCCATGTTGTACCATTTGTAGAATATGCAATCTTCCTTGTTCCTGAACCAACAGCAACTACTGTAGAACCATTTGTTGTTATTCCTAAAGATGAAGTTCCAAATACTGTAGTTCCTAAACCAATCCATGATGTTTTATTATATGAATAAGCTAATGTATTTGTTCCAGAACCTGATGATATGTAAATAGTATTACTATAATTACATGTATTTACTGCATTTGAACCGTTACCTAAAGATGTAAATATTGTAGTTGCTAATCCAGTCCATAATATACCATCACTACTATAGGCAACTGTATTTGTTCCCTTACCAGTAGCTATAAAATAAGATCCAGACCATTTTACAGATGAACCTAATATAGTAAATATACTTGTTCCTAATCCTATCCAGTTTACAACATCACTACTATATGCGATTGTATTTGTATCTCTTCCAACAGCAACATATAAATAATTATTATAGTCAACACCATATCCAATATAGAATATTGTTGAACCCAATCCAATCCATGATGAACCATTTGTTGAATAAGCAATTGTATTAGAACCTTTTCCTACGGCAACAAAATAATTGTTTCCATAAGTAACTCCATTACCTCCATCAGAGAAAATACTTGAACCTAATCCAGTAAATGATGTTCCACTAGTATTTGAATAAGCAATAGTATTAGTATTGAATTGTAATGCTAAAGAACCATTACCTACAGTAACAATAGTAGTACCAAGTCCTGTCCATACTAATCCATCAGATGAATAAGCAACAGTATTTGTACCATACCCAGATGCTATAAAGTATAATCCAGACCATGAAACAGATGAACATTGAATAGTAAATATAGTTTTACCTAAACCTGTCCATTGAGTTCCATTAGAAGAATATGCAAGTGTATTAGTTGTTCCTAATCCTACTGATACAAATCTTGGAATAATTGAACTATATACAACATCAAAACCAGTTAGGTCAAAAATAGTTGTACCTAAACCATTCCATATAGAACCATCTGTAGAATAAGCAATTGTATTTGTTCCTTTTCCTGTAGCGACATATACAGAATTTCCAAAACACATTCCATTACTTTGAATGCTAAAAATAGTAATACCTAATCCTGTCCATGTGGTTCCGTCAGTTGTGGATATAGCTAAAGTATTATTTGGTATTGGTAAAAATGAAACATCAGTTCCAGATGAAGAGAATATTGTTGTACCAAGTCCATTCCATTGTGTTCCATCTAGTGAATATGCCAAAGTATTAGTTCCACTTCCAGTAATAATCCATATTTGATATATGGATGAATAAGTAATTCCATATCCACTTACTGAAAATATAGTAGTTCCTAAAGATGTCCAAATAGTTCCGTCTGTAGAATATGCTAAAGTATTAGTTCCAGAACCCGATGCTATAAATAAGTTATTTTCATATATAATAGAATTTCCGGACGTTGAAAATATTGTAGTGCCTAAACCAATCCATTGTGTTCCATTTGTTGAATATCCGATAGTATTAGTTCCAGAACCAACTCCTATAAATTTAGAATTTCCAAATACTACATCATTACCTTGTGTAGTGAATATTGTAATATCAAGTCTATTCCAAGAAGTAGGAGGATTTAATAAAGAATACATAATAGTCTTAGGATCCAAAGTATAACCTGTAAAAGATAAATTTAAAGTGTTATTTTGAGTATAAGAATTATTACCAAGTTGAAATCCGTCTGATCTAGTATCATATATTGTAGATGAATAATAAACAGTGCTATATTCACCAACACCTGTTCCTAGTTTTATAGGAGGATTAACAGTAATTGTAGAAATAAGTGCTGTTTTGTTACTATTATTAACAGTTGTAGGTGATAAATATCTATTAGAAACTCCATTTCCATAAAGGTAAACAGTACCATTACATGTTTCAAATAAAGAATAGACGGATGAATCAGGATTTCGTCCAATAGTTTGAAGATTATAATTAGGATAACTAATAGTTATTTGTGTGACATACATAGATAAATTAATTGAAGTATTAATAGCATTTGAACCACCTCTACTGGAATAATAGGAAAAACTTGAATGATAATTATATGTTACTAATACAGGATTTGTTGGAGATAAATTTCCTGAAGTACTATCTTGAAAATTAAAATATCCGAATGCTAACCATAAAGAACCATTATATACAGCTCCAAAAGCAGAACTTCCATTACAATTCATAGTTATCGCAGTCCATACAGTTCCACTAGATGAATAGTAAATATTAGCACCATTTCCTCCTGCTAAAAATATTCCTGATTGATAGGTAATACCATAAACATTAATAGAAGAAATAGAACTTGTTGTTGAAATCCAATGTGTACCGTTATATGAATAGTAAATATTATTTGATGAACCAAGAACACTAATATTATTATTAGATGCTATAGAATACACTGTAGAAATTGTTGTTCCATTACCATTCCATTGTGTTCCATCACTTGAATATGCTATTGAATTAGTTCCTGACCCAACTGCAAGGAATCTAAATCCAGAAGTTGGTTCAAATAATGCTGATATACCATTACCAAAAGTTGAAAATAATGTAGTTCCTATTCCAGTCCATATAATTCCATTTTTACTATGAGCTATAGTATTACCTCCTGAACCTCCTGCTACAAAATAAACTCCTGACCAGTAAACAGATGTTCCTTGAGTTGTAAATACAGTACTTCCAACACCTACCCATTGAGTTCCACCAACGCTGTAAGCAATTGTATTATTAGAACCAATACCAACTGCTACAAATAAATATCCATTATTAGCAATTCCGTATCCTGCTTGTGTAAATATAGATGTACCAAGTCCAGTCCATTGAGATGCATTCGTGCTATAAGCTATAGAATTAATAGTACCTTCTCCAACAGCAACCCATAAATTATATCCATATGTAACATCATTGGAACTAACTGAGAAAATTGTGGTTCCAAGTCCAGTCCAGTTTGTTCCATTATTAGTAGAATATGCTAATGTATTATTTGTAAATTGTATAGATGATGAACTGATACCTAAAGTTGTATGAATTGTTGAAGCCAATCCAACCCATGTTGTACCATCTGTTGAATAAGCAACTGTATTTGTTCCTTCTCCTGATGCGATGAAGTATAATCCAGACCATGATACTCCAACACCTCTGAAAGTAAATACAGTTGTTCCTAAACCAGTCCATTGAGTTCCATTTGAAGAGTAAGCCAAGGAGTTTGTTGAACCTTGTCCAACAGCTACAAACAAAGATACAGAAGAACTATAAATAACATCACTACCAGATAGAGTGAAAATAGACGTACCAAGCCCAATCCATTGTGTTGCATTAGTAGAATACGCTAATGTATTTGTAGTACCTTGACCTGTAGCAATATATCTGGAGTTACCAAAACATAAACCGAAACCCTGAACTGAAAAAATTGTAGTTCCAACTCCAGTCCAAGAAGTTCCAGAATTTGTAGAATAAGCAAGAGTATTATTTGTTTGTAATAATCCACTAATTCTGCTACCTCCTGATGTAAATATAGTAGCACCTAGTCCTGTCCATATTGTACCATAACTACTATATGCCATAGTATTTGTTCCTTGTCCTGTGGCTGTAAAATATAACCCTGTCCATGTTACTGATACACCATTAGTTGTAAATATAGTTTTTCCTAAACCAATCCATGAAGTTCCGTTATATGAATAAGCTAAAGTATTTGACGATCCATATCCTGCAGCTACAAATAAATGATTATTACAAGCAATTCCATTACCAAAATTATCAAATACTGTTAATCCTAATCCTGTCCATTGTGTTCCATTAGATGAGTAAGAAATAGAATTAGTACCAAATCCAACAGCAACAAATAAATTATTTCCATAACACATTCCATTTACTTGAATAAAAATTGTAGTTCCTAACCCAGTCCATGATGATCCTTTCGTAGTTGAATATGCTAAAGTATTATTCAATACTATTTGTGAAGCAGTTTTATTTCCAATACTTGAATGAATTGTTGAACCAAGTCCATTCCAAATAGTTCCATTCAAACTATAAGCAATAGTATGAGAACCTCCATAACCATTAGCAATAAATAATGAACCAGACCAAGTTACACCATCAGTGGAAACTGTAAATACTGTTGTACCAAGACCAGTCCATTGTGTTCCATTTGATGAATATGCTAATGTATTTGTGGTTCCTTGCCCACCAGATACAAAAAGAGATAAGAAAGAACTGTAATCAACATCATTTCCACGAAGACTAAATATAGTTTTACCTAATCCAATCCATGTTGTTGAGTTTGTAGAATAAGCTAATGTATTAGTTGTACCATCACCTGTAGCAATATATAACGAATTTCCATAACACATTCCTTTAGCTTGTATATTAAATATACTTATACCAAGACCAGTCCAAGATGTTCCGTTATTTGTGGAGTAAGCCAAAGTATTCATACCTATAGCAGATGACATAAAACTAGCAAAGTATCCAGCTGAACTAAAAATTGTTCCAAGTCCAGTCCATATAGTTCCATTAGATGAAATAGCTACAGTATTAGTTCCTGAACCTAAAGCAACGAATAATTTAGATGATGAAACAAAAGATATACCATTTGCAGTAGTTGTAAAAATAGTTGTACCTAATCCAGTCCATTGAGTTCCATTTGTTGAATAAGCTAAAGTATTATTTGATGAACATGTAGCAGTCCAAATAGAATTTCCATATGAAAATCCATTAATTGCTAATGTAGAAGAAGATG